CTAGTTAAGTTGGTTTGCGATTTTTCTTGCCTGAATGCTCTCTAGCACTTTGGACAAATTTTGGACTAACTCGACTCCGGGGCGTAGGTCTGAATCAATCAATCTGGCGTGTTGCGAAAGGTGTTCCGGTGCCAGGTGGGCATACCTTTGCACCATTTCGACACTTTCCCAACCGCCCATTTCTTTTAGGGCTGCTAGGGGCGTACCCTGCTGGACTAGCCAGCTTGCCCAAGTGTGCCGCAAATCATGCCAGCGGAAATCTTCTATCCCCGCTTTCTCCAACGCTTCGCGCCATACCCTGGTGCTAACCTCTTGAACTCTGCCGCCGCGTGTGTTGGTAAACACATAATCGCTTACCCGTGGCCGCCCCATCAATACTTGCATGGCGGTGTGATTGAGCGGCACACCTATCGCTTTCCCTGCTTTGGCTTGATCGGGATATATCCAGGCCACCTGCCGGTTAAGGTCTAGCTGCTCCCATTTGAGATTAAGCACGTTGGCTTGTCTCAATCCGGTAGCGAGCGAGAAGATAACCAAATGCTGCATATAGGGCAGGTGTGCCAAGGCATTAACTAGGCGCTGTGCTTCTTCGGGATACAGCCACCTGATGCGTTTCTTTGGCTCTTTGTGAAGTTTGAGCTTGGGGGCTTTGTCTAGCCAATCCCATTCGTTTACGCATTTATTCAGGATGGCGCGTATCAGGGCAAAGTATCTGTTCTTGGTGCTGCCTGTTCCCGGTCGCTTATTCACTACGCTATGGATTAGGTCACGGGTTAGCATCTCAAGTGGCAGGCCGCGCAGTTCGGTTAGCAGCCTTATCTTTGTTTTGTCGTCTGACAGGCTTTTCTTGCCTTGGTTTTCTTGTATCCAGCGGATGCAGGCTTCATCCCATAGGCGCTGCGGTTTCTCCCCTAGTTTCTCTTGCCGCCAAAGCTCGTGCTTTAGTTTATCGTGCAACTCTTGCGCGAGTTGTCGGTCGGTTGTTCCAGCAGTACGTCTAAAGCGGACACCGCTTGGTGTACGAAAGGATATTTGCCATATCCCGTGTTTGTTGAGATGGATTGACATTGTGCTTTACTCCTTCTGCCAATCACCGCTTGCTGTTGGCTATTCTGCTTCGCGGCAATGTAGTTTTCAAGTGCGGTTTCTGTGATTACCCATGCCCTGCCCGCTTTGAAGGCTTCTATTTCGCCGGTACGGCACATGTGGCAAACGGTATGATGGTGGCACTTCAGCACTTCGGCGGCTTCGTGGATGTTGTAGGTTTGCATGGTGTCTCCAAACTAAAGACCGCCCGAAGGCGGTCCGGTTAATCAATCTCCAAAATTAAAGCCGCATTACGCGGCGGGGTTTGTGGTGGGTGGTAAGGGGATAGACAGCCAATAATCCGGAAACCAAATTACCTCTACGAATTCCCACTCTTCTTCGTCATACTGCTGATATGAGAAATATGTTCCATCAAATTGGCAGTTTTTCACGGCGCAACCGATAGCACAGGTTAAATAGTATCCTTCTTTTTCAGGCAGCCTATCCTCCACGCTTATCCATGCGGATTGTGCGGCGCGGGCTTGCCACGCCCGCCATGCAAACTCAATGTGGTCATAGGCGTAACGACCGTCTTTTTGCTTTTGGCAAGGGTCGATTGGCACAGGAGGTGCTGGGTTCGATATCCACTCCTCAAACGCCTTACGCTCTTGTTCGATTTTTTCGGGTGTCATCACACATCATCCTCTTTTACAAACACACCATCTTTCATTACGCCCTTGCGCTCTTTGATTTCGTCATAGGCTTGGGCAATGCAATCTTCTATCTGCAAGCCGTTCTGTGCGGCGAGGATGGTTAGCACTACTACACAATCGCCGATGCTGTCAGCGATACGGCGGCGCGGGCGGCCACGGGAAATATCGGCGGCCAGTTCGCCGGTCTCCTCTACGAGTTTCGCAAGCTGTCGGAAACTGTCGCTGCCTGCGATAAGGTTGCGGGCTTCTGCCCATTCGCGGATTTGGGTAAATGTTTGGGTCATGATTATTCCTTTGCTTCTGCTGCCTGCTCCTGCATGGCGGCATCGATTGCATCGCGCAGGCTGTTATATTCGTCTGAGCACCAGCCGGGTAGTATGACGTTACCGATTTTGTTTGCGGGGTCGGCCAGCCAGTCTAGGCGCTCGGTGTCGGGGTGGGGAATGAGCTCCAAATCGGCGGGATTTGCTAAGGGATTATAGTCACCACGGCTATTCATAATGTAAACAAAATGTTCCGATGTGTTAATGACTACACACACACCTAGGCCTGGAACTGCATCTCGCACAATATCGCCAAATTTAAATTGATGGGTCTGATGGGTCATGGTTGCTCCTTATCCTTCTAATCTGTGAACTACGCCGCCAGCCAGTTTTCGGGCGGCAACGCCGTTTAGGCTGTCGATTTTGTCTGAGCCAATGATGGAGGCGGCTTGGATTTCGATGGCTACGCTGGAGATGATGTTGCCGCTGATTTTGCTAACGGCCTGCGCAGTGGAGGCATCGATTTTTCCTGCTTTCAGCTGGCGCAGGGTGTCGAATAGTTCTTCACGCAGTTGTGCGGTTGCGGTTTCCATTTTTTCCCTTTCGGTTGAGTTCTGTTTTCAATTCTTCGTTGGCACGCCCTGCTTCAATGATTTCCTGTGGCAGCGGCGTGGTGTTGGCGGCCAGCAGGCGGATGGTCTCGGCCAGCTTTTCTACCGGCATAATAAACTCTGACCAAGCGGTCTTTCTCCCTTGGAAAGCAAGGGCGTTCAACTCCACCTGCCTGTTCCCGAACAGAAAAATACTGGGGATGACCAGGCAGTGGGTGTAGGCGGTGCTGTCGAACTGGTCGGCTTCGAGATTGGCTTTGACGAATAAGACGAATACGTCGCAGTCGAATTTGTTTTTGCAGCGGAAGCGGAACACGGTGCTTGATGAGCCGTTACCCGGGGAAAACCCAGATGAGGTTTTGACGTCGATACGCAGGCTGCCGAGTAGGAAGTCATAATCGGGGTTGTGCATGCTGAGGTCGCAGTTGACGTCCACGGCTTCTGGAAGAAGCTTGGCAAACAACTCTTCGCCGATTGTGCCGATGCTGGCTCCGTTGCTGTTTTGTACGATGCTATCGTGCAGTCGGAGAACTTTGTGTTGCTGGGCGATGATGTAGCCTTGGTATAAATCAAAGCCGGCGCTGTGTGCGGCGGCTTTGAGCGGGTAGTTTTGATAGGCTTTTAAAAAGGCGGCTACCCGCTCTTTGGGGAAGTTGGCGGTGCTGAACATGGATCACTCTCTGTAAAGTCGGTAAAAAACGGATCGGAGGCAAACGGAGGCAGTGGGACGACAAACAGGTATTGCTCTGCCAATATGCTGTCGGCTTCGGTAGCGCTGCCGCCTGCCCTGCCCCATTTGAGCTTGGCGCGGCGGGCGTAGGATAGGGCTTGGCTGAAACGAATCAGCCCTGCGGTATCGCGCCGCTGCCGTGCTGCCTGGTATGCGCTCTCGAACAGCCAGATGTCGAACTTGCGCTGATATCGAAAGGCGCTGGAGGTGGTGGGTTTGGCGGGATATTTGGGCAGCGCTTCAGTGGTCTCGCCGTTATTGGTGAGGATGCGCGTTTTGCCGTCTAGCTGGCCGTATGTCAGTTGGTAATAGGCAGTGGTGGGAAGTAGGCTCATCTCCCACCCTAGAATGGCACGTCATCATCAATATCATCTTGCGGCACAGCTTGCGGCGGCGCTTGCCGTTTTACTGGCTGCGGTGCTGGCTGCCTTGCTGCAGCAGAATGTGTTGCCGGTTGGGAAGTGTGGGCTTGGTCGCGGCTGCCTTGCAGGGTAATGTCGCCGACTATGATGTCGATGCCCTGCCTCTCTATGCCTTGGCGGTCGGTGTATTGGCGGATTTGCAGGCTGCCAAATACGGTCGCCGCCCCGCCCTTTTTGATATAAGGGGCAAGCTTTTCGGCCCGGTTACCGAACAGTTGGCAGTTGAAGAACTGTGCCTGCTCTTGCCCGTTGATGCGGATGTTTTCGGCAATGCCGAAATTAAGAATGTGGCGGCCGTTCGGGGTAATACGGATTTCGCCGTCTTTGGTGAAACGGCCTGCTACTGCGATGGCACTCATGAAAACTCCTTTATCTGTTTGTTTATCAATTCGATGAATCTTTTTTCCCGTGCGAGAAGCTGCTGGATTTGGGTGTGATACTGCTCGCGGCAGACGCGGTAAACCAATAATCGGTATGGCTCGGGGGCGAAGCTGCAATAGCTGACAAAATCCCACCACTCGCGCCCGGAGTGGGCAAGGTTGCCCAGTATCTGCCAGCGGTAGGCGGGGTCGAAGCTGCCGCGCCGTTTGGTGGCGGCGTGGGTTTGCGGCAGCACGCTTTTGATTTCGATGCCGCCATCCTCTCCGATAAGGCCGTCGGGGGAGCAGCCGATATAGTCATCACAGAAAAAGCCGCCGTTTTGCACGGTGCAGAATGTTTCTGCCTCATACAAGGCGCGGGCTGCCGGCTCTTCTATGTGGCCGCGCTCCATATCGGCATTGCTGTAGCCGTCGCCGTAGTGGGCGCGCATGGAATGGCCGTTGATGCGCTCGAAGGCGATTTGCACGGCCAGGCGTTTGGCGGCATCGTTGAAGGCTTTGGGCTGATTAACCATGATGAGGGCGAAGTTGGAAGCAGTCAGCCGCCCGGCGCGCAGCTCTTCCCATTCCGGGCTGTTCTGTTCGATGTCGTACCATTTCATGATTGCTCTGCCTGTTGGATAAGTAATTGCCGGTTCTCTTCGCTGATGTGAACATGGGCTTCAACCTGCTCAAGATTGCCTTCACGTTTATAGGCATCAATGGCGCGCTGCCACATGACTTGGTTGCTTGGGGTGAGCTCGCGCTTCGGCGGGCGGACGGCGGCAGGGCGGATGCGCAGGCCTTCCACGGTTTCGCGCCCGAATCTCACGTTGTGGTCTACATAGATTTCTACCTGCACGCCGTTCCAATCCTCAAGGAACGGGCTGCCGGTTATCTTGGCGACCATCTTGGAATTGGTGGCGTTGAGTATCATGGGTTTTAACGGCTCGCCGGCTCGGATTTCACGCTCGGCGAAGTAGGCGGTATTCATGCTGTCTTTGGTCTTTTTGGTTTTGTCTGCCTCGACTTGAACGCATCTGATGGTAAGCACTACCGGCTCGACAATATCGGCGGCGGACAGGTAGGGGCTGTCAAATACTTTGCGATAGTGGGTTTTGTTTTGCTGGGTCATGATGGGCTCCTAGGATAAATGGCGTTCAGGTGGTTTGGCTGGGGTCGTAGTGATAACTGGCGGCTTCACAGTGGCATGACAGCGCTGGCAGGTTGGGGTTGGCGGGAAGATGCCGCTCCATACATCAGGGATAACTACTTTGCCACCACATTGGCTACACGTTCCGATTACGCGATACATGATTTACTCCGGTGGTTATTGGATAGTCGGCTTTGGCGTTTCTTCGGCCAAGCCGAGCGCTACGGCTCTGTCGATGGCCTGTTCTATCAGTAAGATAGTTTTGTGTACTGCCAGTAGGAAATCGTCTTGGCTGCTGTCTTGCGCGGCGGATAACTGGTAGGCATCTTCGACAATCGGTAGGAGGGTATGCCGAACGGCGGGGATGGCGGTTTCTGCAAACAGCTTGCTCTCTTCGCTCTTTGGGTTGAGCTGGTAATGATGCAGGGCTGAAGCTGCGATACCCGATGCCATACCTAATATGGCGTTGGCCTCTATCGGGTAGGCTTTGTCTAGCATGGATTGAGGTTTGCTCATTGGGCGTCTCCCTCCGGCTCGTACACCACGCCGCGCATAATTTCGTAGTCGGTCATCTCTTCGTATTGTTTCTGCGCTTCTGCGGCCTCCTGCTCGGCTTGTTGGTCGAGCTTGGCTATCCGCTCGGCTGCGGTCTCTGCTTGGGCGGCCTGTAAATACCGGTCTTGGCTGTCCAGGGTGGGCATGGCGACAAAGGCCGCGCCCATAAAAAAGGCCGCTGTCCAAGCGGCGAGAGGGGATTTCATGTTTTGCTCCTTGGTATGGCTACCTGAAAAAACAGGCAGCCATATTTCAGGTAGCCTGCGGTTTTAACACTCGGCGGCAATCAGTTCCATGCCGGTTGCTTTGGTGATTTCGGCGTGGATGGCGTTGAAAGCATCTTCGAACACATCGTGCGGTCGAATCAATTCGTACCACATTTCCAAACTCTGCTCTTTGATGCGATAGCGCAGGCGGGCTTCGATGGCGTAGCCGGTGCCGTTCAAAAAGACGGGGATGCCGATTTTGAAGGTTTCGGGCACGGCCAGATTGCCGGACTTGGTGCTGCCTTTGATGTTTTCGTCGTAGCTGAACTGGTGGCTGCCGTCACTCAGGCGGATGGCGCTACTGAAGCTGGCGGACTTTTTGGCAATCAGGCTGCGGGAGATTTCGAGCATCTCGGCGCTGACCGGCTCTACGATGTCCACAAGGTTCTGCTCGATAAAGTGGGCGAACTGCTCTTGGCTCATCTTCACGCCGTTGTTGCCCATCCATGTCCGCCACTCGTTGGATTTTGGGCAGGTATAGCGGCAAACATGGTCGCGCCAGCCGGTGCCATCGCTGCTGTGGTCGTTGAATACAGCTTTGAATATGGCTTCTTCGCGGTCGGCGTAGATAACTGTTTCCTGCTCGTTGCGGTAGCGTTTGAACAGGGCGAGAAAGCCGGCCTGGTCTTGTACGTTGATGAGGCCGTGCCGACGGGTCGGGCGCGGGAGGAGATGTTCCAATCCTTCTACCCGGCTTTCTTCCGGTAGGGTAATAAACGGGGTTTCTCCGACTCTGCGCACCTCTAATGCCTGCGTAGTCAGTTGCGCTACTGTCTGTGCTTGGTTGTATTGTAATTCTTGCATGTCTGATTTCCTTTTTTGATTTGGTTATTTAGCCATCTGCAATACTTTGGCCGGAGCTTCCTTGAGGTCAAGGTTTCGCTGGCGTGGGTCTTGCAGTTGCAGGTTGCCTTCAGGGGTAGCGAACATGAGGACGTTGCCACGGTCGTGTTCCGGCACGGCGGCTTTGACTACTGGGGTAATCTCTACCTGCCCGCTGTTGCCTTTGGTTTTGATTTTAAGGGTCAAAGCCAGGCTGCCTTGCTTGCCGGTCAGTTCGGCGGCTTTGACGACTTCGGACAGCTTCTCGTCCAGTTCGGACAGCAGTCCGCCCCGGTAGATATCGCTGAGGGTTTGGGCATAATTTGCCATTGGTCTTACTCCTATAGGTATTTCCCGGAGACGCCCCGGGCGGCGTTTGAAATTTGTGGTATAGATGCAGGCATCCGGCGACTTTTCGGGGGGATTACCCGTATAGGAGGTCTTTGCTTTTTCCGTTGCCTGCTGCCGGTGTTTTGCCCCACCGCCGGCTGGGGGTCTCTGCGCCACTTTGCGGTTATTGGCCGGCTGCCAAGCCTATGAACTGCTGCTCACGCTCTCGGCATTCTTCTTCGCGCTCTTCCTCTTCCTCGCGGATAAGGTTGTCCGCTTTATCCATCATGTGCCTGATGATTGCAGCCCGCACCTCCGGGCTTAGCCCGTCTATGATTTCATCCAGCGTTGTGCCTTGGATAAGGTTTATGCTGCGCTGCAGCACCTTAATGGCGCGGCTGCACTTCCAATCTGTATTGCTTTGCATGATGTTCTCTTCCCTATGTCAGAAGCTGTTCCTGTATGCTTCGTTGATGCACTCTTCGCGGTATTCGCGTTCGTCTGATTCCCTTTCGCGCTCTGCTTCTTCGCGCTCTTTTTTGATGCGTTCTTCAGCCATCTCTAAAACGATTTTCCGCACCTCTTGCCAGGCCTGCGGTTTTAGCTTGTACATGATGTCGTCTAGGATGCTGTCAGCTATGATTTCGTCCGCTGTATCGGACACATAACTGTCATAATCTAGGCTGCTCAAGTGGGCGGCTAGCATGCCGTCATAGTTTGGGTGGATGGTGTACATGATTGCTCTCTTCCTTGTGTCAAATGTTTAATCAAGCCATCTACTTGAAATGGCTCTGTTAAAAATTCGCGTACCGTTGATAGGGGCGGCGGCTTCCTGGCCTGTTTGTCTTTTGCCCCAGTTCCCCTCCGGCCTGACTGCTGCTGCTTGAGGGTGGCGGTGAAGCAGTGTTGTGCTTCGTTGGGGTGTATAGTACTATCGTACTCAATACTTGTAAAGTACTATTGTACTTAATTTTAGTATAAATTACTTTAGTACTTGATTATCCGTTGAATTTATTTTTCACAGGCAGCAAAAAAGCCGCACTTGGCGGCAACAGTCGGCTACGGGTTTACGGTTGGGGTTTGTGCATCACATTTGATGCGCTATTTGGTTTGCGTATCGGATCGGACGGGATTTGACGGGCAAAAGAAAAGCCCGCGCGGGGCGGGCTGGGGTAGAATTAGTTAAGCTACGAAAGCTTTAGCATGGGAAACCAATTTAGAAATATCGTTTTCTACTTCCATTTGGAAGGTGGCCTTTCCAGCTAGATTCTTTGAAAGTAGCCAATGGGTATCATCGATAGTATTATCAATATCCTGCATTACATCTGTCGGCAAACCATCTGGGCGATACACAAACAGCCCTGCTGTTTTTTCTTCGCGCCTTGAATTAACGGCCATCTCAATATCATGTTTTGCATAAAATAAATGAGCATCCCTAACTATTGCTCTCGTATAGTCGGCAGAAACAAAAGAGGCAAAGCATATTTTGCTGTTGGTGATGTTTGGCTCTGACCAAAGTTGCAAATGTTGTAACTGTTTTGGCGCCCCACCATCTGAACTTGGCGGAAGAATGATGGGATTGTCCACATCATGCCAACTGTCTTCAACGAATTTGGCATTCTCCTTTTTTAGCAACCCATGAACTGTGTGCCGTAGGTTTTCGGTGCTGATATTATGTTCCTTTGGCGTCTCTTTTTTTCGGCACATCAAATCCAGCGATACCATGCCAGTATACAGGCGGTTTAGTATCTCTTGGATGCTGTCGCCTGCAACAAAATGGGCTTTGCCTAACGAAACCTGCGGGGAAATATTGGCAGACAGGCTCTTTTGTCCACTCAGATGCTGCCCAATGATGCCGAGCAGAAAGCTGAAATTATCCTTCCCAGCTTTCCCATATAAGGATTCAAACGGTGAGGCATTCGGAAGAAGTTTAATATGAACTTTTCGGCGGTACAGCACACAAACGCCAACGTTCAGTATTTCCCCAGTAGCAAGGTTTGGAGAAATACGGATTGGCGCCCATTTAGCTTTAATAGCTGGCTTGGGCACCTGCATGGTCATTGCTGACAAGACGGAAAAAATATCTGTGTCATCTACTAGACCAGCCTGTGAAACCTCTGCCGCAGTAGACATGGCAATCCCTTTGTTCTATCAGTTAAAAATTGCCTGAATGCTGTGGATTCAGGTTCTTTCAGGAGCGCATTTAACCAAAAAACCAGCTCTTCTTCAATGCTTTTTAGCTTCTGTTCGTGCTGTTCGGCACAGACAATCGCCTCATCTTGGAGCTGGTCTGTACTTGGGTTGGTGGTGGCTTTCCGGTGGGTCATAGCGCTGAGAAGCAGGTTGTTGTAGAACTGGTTTGCGTCCAGCATTTCACATCCCCAGGTTTCATCTTTGCTGTTAACTAACCTGCCGTTATCAATCAGTGCGTACTTGTGTTTGGATAAGCGTAGTAGGTTGTTGAAGTGCCGGTCTGCGTGGGCAATATTTTCATCCAGCGCGACAGCGGAGCTGTATTCATCCCATTTGGCAACGTCTGTTGCTATCTCCTGTTGGGTTATGAGTCGTTCTATTCCTTCTTGCGCGCGTAAGTGGATGGCTGCACTATGCCCGTCTAAGCGGGAGGTGCAGAAACAGACAACATTATCAGCCGTTTTGTTTTGCATCCAAGCGTTCTTTTCGCGACGAGCAATACCGGCAAACCCTGGCAGGCTAGAAATTGGCAGTGCAACAATGAACGCATGATGCGGCTGGCTGATACCCAAAGCGTGAGCCACGAGAAAGCCAACGATTTCATTGATTAGTCCTTTTTTCGATGTGTCGTACAGCTTACAAAATGCTTCAATATTGCCCGCTGGATGGCGGAACTCCCCAATGAAAACCGGATTGAGGTGCCCGTCTGTATCATTGAGCCAGTTGTTAAACCTGATAAAGCTATCTGAATTCAAAACAGGTATCAGTTTATTCATTGCTTTTTGCTTTCTTTAATCCAACACGCTCCACCAGAACACGCGGCCTATGACTTGGGGCGTGTGATGTATTCGAAGGCGGTTGCAAGTGTTACGCCGAACAGTAAGGCGACTTGGACGGCGACCAATGGGAAGGCGAATGCGGCCGCGCCGATCCAATGCCACCCCCAAACGTGGTGGGCATAGAGATAGACGCCGACAGATATCGGAATGGCAAAGCGGGCGAAAATAAAAGCGGCAACTGCGGCAAATGCCCACCAGTAACCAAATTCATGGCCTATACCCATTACTCCCAATATCAGCGAAGCCAGTGAATAGGCCAAGAAAACTATGAGTGCCAAGCCTTTCATCCTTATTTTCCTTTTAGCTAATAGCGTTTGATTTTTTCTTTAACCACGCCGCAGAAGACGGCGTCTTCGCGCATCTCCATGACGGGGTAGCGGGGGTTGAGCGGCTTGAGCAGCCAGCGGCTGCCGTCTTTGATGAGCTGCTTGAAGGTGGCCTCGCCGCCGTTTTGGCGGATGATGACGAATTTGCCGGGGACGGGCTCTTCATCCGGCTCTACGATGATGATGTCGCCATCGGTAAATTCCGGCTCCATGCTGTCGCCATCCACGATTAGGGCGTAGGTGTGGCGGCGGACTTTGATACTGGTGGAGATGCGCTCGCCTTCGCCGGGCTGGAGCAAATCGATGGCTTCCGCCCAATACCCGGCTTTGACCCATGAGATGAGGGGGACGGTATTAAGGGGAATGTCTAACTCACGGACGTTGGCACTGTTGATGAATGGTGTACCTCTACCTGTTTCCAGCCAAACTGCATCTACGCCCAATGCCATAGCTAGTGAAGCAATATTGGTGGTCTCTTTATTCCGGCCTGCTTCGATGGCGGCAATGGAGGACTGGGATTTACCGATGGCTTTAGCTAGGCTGGCTTGACTTAATCCCTTCTTGGCTCGAGCAAACTTCAAACGGTCTTGTAGTGTTTTCATCTTAATTTCCTTTTGTACTATTGTACTTAATGAGATAAGTATTTTGGTGCTTGCTTTTTGAGTACATTAGTACTTATAATGCAGCTATTGATGAGTAGGATAAGACTATGAAACCGAGAACTCTTGTAGCGAATATTAAGAAAAAAGGCCTGAGTAATGAGGCTATTGCTAAGAATATTGGCTGCTCAACCGCCTATGTGTCGAAGCTGAATAACGGCACCCGAACAACCCCTTCATACATCGTTATGGACAAACTGCGTGCTTTGTATGCGGAAGTATTTAGGGTTAAGCCATGAAACGTGAGAAATGCACTGAAGAGGTCAAGCTCCATATCCCTCAAGCGATGAAAGACGACCTAAAAACGCTGGCTGCCCTTAACGGCTTCACTTCACTCAGCGCTTATATCCGCTATGTGCTGGATGGCCACGCGTATGGACATGTTAGCTCCATAAAAGACTTACTAACAGAGACAGTTAGGGACTAGTAGGGGCGCAAATATTTTTGAGGAAAGGAAAGAAGATGAAAGAAAAACTGGAACTTGAAGTTGCTGTTAATGTGAAGAGCAAAGAGCAATCCGCCCTGTCGGATGAAGACAAGGCGGAGATTAAAGGCGCGGTACTGTCTGCCGCCAAGCAGTCCGCCATGCCTCCATACGAGCTTGCAGACAGTCTGCTGGCGGCTTTGCGGCTGGTTAATCAGGCCGGTTAGTTTCTGTTTTGGTCATGATTATATCCAGTTGCTCGGCCAAAGTATTGATGAACTCCGCCAATCTCTCCGCTCTCACTGTCTGCGGTATTTGTGAGCCTTGAATCAGGCTTTCAGGATTGGTTTCCAAAATGATTTTCGTCATCTCTAAGGCATGGGTATATGCGGTTACTCGCATTTTAAATTCTCCTGTGGAACTGGTTGATTGGAAACTCCATTCTACACGGAGAGAAGACAAAGCGGAAAGACGCTTGGCAGCCCGGACAGACGGGCAAAACAAAGCCCGCTGAGGCGGGCTGGAAAATCACACTAAGGAAACTCCTATGGATTATGCGAAAAACGAATACACGTTCTCCTACCGCTTCAAAGGCAGGACGTGGTCATTGAGCATTTGGGCGGACAGCCCGGAAGAGGCTAGGGAGAAACTGGGGGCTGCGGCCAATGCGCGTTATGACGGGCAAATCATGCAACGGATTTATGTGCCGGTCAGGGCTGCCTGGTTTCGGCGCCTTCGGAAATGGTGGGGATGAAAAAAAGCCCGCCGGAGCGTGGCGGGCAATGGTGTTAGGGAGAGCTACAAATCGGAGCAGATTATGAATCAGATTATCCAAATTGGCAAGCAGCAACAACCTTTGATGAGCAGCCGTGAAATCGCCCAGTTGTGCGAGAAACGACATGACAACGTTTTGCGCGACATTGAGCGGCTGAATGCGACCTATGCGGAAATGGGTCTCCTCAAAATTGAGGTCTCTAAATATATCAATCAGTTAAATGGTGTCGAGTATCCCGAATACCTGCTTACCCGCGAGCAGTGCGTCGACTTGATAACGGGCTACCGCTCGGACATGCGTATCCGCATCAACCGCCGCTGGATGGAGTTGGAGCAACAGACTGCGCCGTCTATCCCGCAAACCCTGCCCGAAGCTCTGCGCTTGGCCGCCGACTTGGCCGAACAAAACGAAAAACAGGCTGCCTTGCTGGCTGAAACACAACCCAAGGCGCAGGCATTGGAGCGTATCAGCTATGCCGACGGCGATATGTGCATTACCGATGCGGCAAAGCTGCTCAAACTCCGCCCGAAAGACCTGTTCGGACTGTTGAATATGCGCCGCTGGATTTACAAGCGCGACGGGCGCGGCTCGTGGATTGGCTATCAGGACAAGGTGCAGCAGGGCCTAATCCGCCACAGCGAGCACCGTTACACAGACAGCAGCGGCACGGAGCAGCTGCGCGCCCAAGTGTATCTGACCCCAAAGGGCATTACCAAGCTGGCGCAGATGGTGGAAGCGGAGGCAGGCTATGCGTGAGCGTTTTTGGAGTTGGGCATTCTCCCTGGCTTTGGGAGTGAGTGAATTTTACGAGCGCCGCATGTTGGCGGCAGTGAGGAACAGGAAATGAGCGTGAAGTTGATGAGTATTGCATGGGATATGAGTTTGCCGATGGGGCAAAAAATGTTGTTGCTGGCACTGTGCGACCATGCCAACGACGAAGGGGTGTGCTATCCGAGCCAAGAAAGGCTTGCCGCCAAGTGCAGCATGGCGCTGCGGACGGTGGTCAGCCATTGCAAATGGCTGGAGCAGCGCGGCATTTTGAGAAAAGAGCGCCGCCAAAACACCCAACGCAGGAAAACCGACCTGTACTACATCACGCTGGATGAATATTCAGAACCTGCAAATTCTGCACGTGCAAATTCTGCATGTGCAAAATCCAGCCCCGAACGTGCAAATTTTGCACCTTCGGAACGTGCAAATTTTGCACCTTCGTATAAAGAAGAACCATCAGAAACCTTTAACCATCAGAGAGAACCGTCAGAGGTGGCGACGGGGATAAATCCCGCCGCTGCCGAACCTGAATTTCAGCTGGCAGAAATCCAAACTGCCAAGCCTGCCAAACCAAAACCCAAATCTGAACCGAACCCCGACAACGTGGCGACTTGGCAAGCCTACGCCAGGGCCTACCGCGAGCGCTACGGGGTATTGCCTGCCTCGAATGCCAAAACACGCGGGCAGACGGCGCAACTGGTGCGCTTCGTTGGCAGGGGGCTTGCCCCGCATCTGGCGGCCTACTTCGTTTCCCACAATAACCGCTGGTTTGTGCAGTGCCGCCACGAAATCGGCTGCCTGCTCAAGTCCTACCAGCAGGTGCTGACCGATATGCAGCGCGGCGAACAGATGACCCAAGCCAAAGCGCAGCAGGCCGAACGCACACAAGGCAATTTTGATGCCGTGATGCAGTCCGACGACATAGCGGCGTGGGAGCGCTACCAACGCAAACAACAGGGAGCAGCAGTATGAACCAACAAGAATTTTTGGCCAAACGCGCCGAACTGAAACAGGCGCTGGCCGTTACCGTCGAATTGACCGGCACCGCTTTGAGTGCGGCCGCTGTGGATGTGATGGTGGATGACTTGCAAACCTACGAAACGGCAGCCGTGCTGTCCGCACTCAACCGCTGCCGCCGTGAGCTGACCGGGCGCTTGAGCTTGGCCGCTATCTTGGAGCGTATTGATACCGGCCTGCCGTCTGCCGATGAAGCTTTCGGGATGTTGGCCGAAGGATGGCGCAATGAGGAGTTGACTGTGATTGTGCCGGAAATCGCCATGACGGCGGCGGGCAACGGGGCATGGGAGCTGTTCGCCGCCGGGGATAAGACTGGGGCGCGTATGGCCTTCCGCGACAGCTACACCCGACTTTCCGCCGACTTGCTGGCCAACGGGGGCAAAGTGAAATGGTTCGTTAGCCGTGGCTACAACCGCGAGCATCAAACCACCGCCATCATGGATGCAGTACGCAAAGGCCGCCTGACCGCCGAACAGGCACTGACTTGCTTGCCTTCCGAGGCGGCGGAGGAAAGGCATTGGCTGGAAACCGGCGAGCCGCTGCCCGCATTGCCGAACGGCAACCCGTTCCGCCCGCAGATTGCTGCGCTGCTCGAGCGATTGACGATGGAGGTGTGATATGGACACCTGCCCCTGCTGCCCGCCTACCGGCTCTGTGCTGAACTTCCGCTGCCCGGAATGCTGTGCCGAACAAATCCGCCGCTGCCGGCCGAACAGGAAGCTGCAGGAGAAGATGCTGCACCAGCTGACTGCCCTATCCGGTGCGCCGACCCGTGAAGAGATTTTGGAGAAAGTGAGAAAACAACATGGAATCGATTGATGAATTTTTACAACGTTACGAGCAGCACAGATGGCTGTATATCCTGACTTCGCCTGTGGTGCTGTTGATTGGCTTTGTGCTGTTGCTGATATTCGTGGCTTTGGCCGGGGCTTGGCTGTTCGTATCGGAATGCTGGCGCGAATACCGGGGCTACATCACATCATACCCGCAACGCTACCGGGCGGCTTGGCGCGGGAGGAAGCGGGATGGCCAAGCGTAAATGCAAAGTCTGCGGCACGGTGTTTGAGAAGCAGAGGATGGGGCAGCTTGTCTGTTCCATAACCTGCGGCATTGAGTATCGGCGTGAGCAGAAGCGCAAGGCGGCTACCAAGGCAGAGCGGGAAGCCAAGCGCAAGGAGCGGGCAAGGACCAAGGCGCTGCGGCATAGGCTGGAAACCATACCGGAGCTGACCAAGAAGGCGCAGGCGGCGTTTAACCGCTACATCCGGCTGCGGGACAGGGGCAGGCCTTGCATCAGCTGCGGTGCGCCGTGGAAGGACAATTTCCAAGCCTGCCACTATGTGCCGGCGGGCAGAAGCAACAAGCTGCGGTTTGACGAGGCCAATGTGCATGGTGGCTGTGTGCGCTGCAATCTGTACGAGAGCGGCAATATCCGCGGCTACCGTATCGGCTTGATTGAACGCATCGGGCGGGCACGGGTGGAAGAGCTGGATGCCGACCATGAAGTGCGGAAGTGGACGAAAGAGGAGCTGCGCGAACTGGCGGCGGCATACCGCCGGAAGGCGAGGGAAATCGAATGAGCCAAAAGTTTGAGCGGGTGCTGGACAAGAAAAACAAGCGGGATGTGATGAAGCTGGCGTATGAGATGGCGGGAACGCTATTGCAGTCGCATGAAAAGGTCATTGTGGAAGTGCGGGAGCGGAAACGTTCGGATGCGCAAAATGCCAAGCTGCACGCGATGCTGGGGGATATTGCGAAACATAAAACCTTTAATGGCCAAAAACTCTCAATCGAGCAATGGAAGATGATTTTTGTCTCTGGGCATCGGATTGCCACCGGCGGCACGGCTGAAATGGCGATTGGCTTGGAGGGCGAAGTCATCAACCTACGGGAGAGTACGGCGCGGATGGGGGTGCGGCGTACGGCGAGTTTGATTGAGTATATCCAGGCGTGGGCGGCGGGCAACGGGGTGGAGTTTGGCGGAAGGGAGGGGTGAATGCCGCAAACCTACAAAGACCCGACCTTTGATGAAGTAGCCCGCCGTGAAGCCCAGCGGCAACGCAAAGAGAAAATCCGGGCAAGCCGCTGGTATCGAGTAATGAAACGCCGCCGTATCAAGAAACTACTATCCAAACAGATGAACAGGAAATAGCATGTACCAGTCAGTCGAAGCAGCATTGAGCCACGCCTACCGCTTATCTTGTATGCGGATTGAGCCATTGAACAATACCGCACAAATTTGCCACTGGGTGGAGGATAAGGGCGTAAGTCGTGGCGGCGGACAAGGGATGACACAACATGACTGGCACGCCAACAGTGCGATGATACGGGCAAGGGTGGAACGACTGCTGAACCATTTGGAGCTTTGTGCTGTAGAAGCCCAATACGGCAGCAATTTAAGCCGTATCGTGGATTTGAGCAGCTACATCTTAGAACAGCAGCAAGGCATTTCCTTGTTGCTCTGTGATGCCCTGTTGTCTCATATTTTTTCAGGTAGCCCGAAGCAAACAGAGATTCAGGATAGATTTGATATTGGGCGAGTAACGTTGTGGCGGAAAAAGAAACAGGTTGGGGAAATCGTTGCCGGGCTACTCAATAGCGCCATTTGCAAACTGGAGCCAGAGTTGAGGCAAGCGGGGATTTTAGATTAAGATAGATTAAATTGCTTTAATGTTTGTATAATAGCAGATACCAATTAACCATTTTTAGAGGGGATCAGGAATGCGTAGCATATTTTTCTTGGATTCTGTTTTATCCACTAAAATCATCACTTTGATTTACTGGCTGCTGCTATTGGTCAATAACCTGTTCGCCATCGGCTTGATGATGGGCGGGTTTGCCGGTGGGCAGTCGCAGATTGAGGCGCAGCAGGTCAGCGGTGTGATGGGGATATTCGCAGGTTTGGGCTTGCTGATATTCGGCAACCTGATTATCCGCTTGTGGGCTGAATTTACTGTGGTTATGTTCAAAATCCAACAGAACACCTATAAGACTGCCGAGAGAATCGGCTATTTGATTGAACAAAATAGGAAATATCCGAGACAAGGAGAATAATGATGAAAAAAATATTATTTATCATATTGTTGTCAATCTCCCTGCCATCTATAGCGGAAGTGAAGTCTATATTGCCAGCAGGGGATGATGGGCCGGAGCAATGCCAAACATTAAGGGGATTTATTTCATTCACTCAAAACGTTTATAACTTTGCCTATACTGGACAATACTCTCTTCAAGCGGCGGATGAGAAAGTCAGTGCTTATGCTATGGAATCTATTGCTAGGGATGGTGCTTATTCTTTGTCATCTATGGCCTCATATCAAGATTTAATAGCGATGGCGCGCCAAATTCGAACCCAAATTTTTAATGGCAAACTGCCTACAAGTAAATGGAGAGACCAACAAATCATCATACAAAACCGCTGTATCGAAATGGTTCGGTCAGATCCAACAATAGATAATTCCTCATATGGCAGAGCTATTGATTATCGGCAGTTGAGAAACAGGTAAACGCCAGCCCCTTGCATTTGCAGGGGGTTTTGTTTATGATGACCACACTACTAATTGTCTAGCGGATATCCGCCCCGTCAGTGCGCATTTTTTGTGCCTATCGGTTTCGTTGCTCTCTCCTTGCATGAGATTAGCGGCACAAAACGCCAAGTTTCTCTGGCGGGTCTATACGCAGAAATACAACACCTTCGGGGAATACTGCGAGCCGTCTAGACACGGTAGTTGAAGCCCGCCGCCCTATTCAGCGGCAATCACTAACTAATCTGTCTAGGAGTTCATCATGAACGCAATCTCTGTGGCCAATGTGGCTATCCGTCAATTCGACAACCTTTATTCTCTCAATGACTTACATCGAGCAGCAGGCGGTTTAGAAAAAAATAAACCAGCAAACTGGCTGCGTAACCAGCAAACTGCTGATTTAATTGCTGAATTGGAAAAAGCTCAAATTCGAGCTATTCAGAAAAAACAAAAACTTGGCACATTCGTAAGTAAAGAGCTGGTGGTTCACTACGGCATGTGGATTTCCCCGGCCTTCTCGCTGAAGGTTATCCGCGCGTTTCTCGATACACAAGAGGAAGTTTCAGCCAGCCTGCCCGCCCAAACCACGATAGACGAACGGCGCGGCTTGGTGGATGCGGTCAAGCTGCTGGTAGCACGCTGCGGTATCGATTATTCGGCAGCCTACCGCATGGTGCATCAGCGCTTCGGTGTGGCGCATATCGACCAAATCGCCGCCCCGTTGTTGCCGTCTGCGGTGGCCTACGTTCACAGCTTGATGTTGCATAACGGTATTAGCGGCGAAGTGCTCGACAGGCTGCCTGAAAACCTGCAGCCCAAGCCCCTGCGCAACTTGCAGGGTGCAGTCCTCAACAGCCTGTACTGTGCCGAATTTATCTATCAGCACCGGCTAGCCTTGCGCGGGCTGAACCGCCGCTTGGCCGCCACCCTGAACGACCATGCCGCCGACAGCATCATGTTCCTGCGCAACGTGGCCGAACAGGCCGGCATCAAAGTACCCGATAACGAGTATTTCCAATACTTCCCTTGGGATGGCGATAGTGCGGAGAAAGCCAGCTATCACCAGCTCAACGCCTGATTTTCAGGTAGCCCAAGCCCCGCGAACGCATCACGGGGCTGGGTTCGAACTAGTTCCATTTTGGAACTAGTTCACTTCCTCATGTGACAGCGTAATTTTAATTACGGCGAATTCGCCATATTTGGCAGGCTGGAGAATGGGAGTGTTGCTTATTACGTTATTGTTTTTGCTATAAATCAACTTTTCAACTAAAATACTTGAATTATAGTTTTACATCAACTATAATGTAAACTGTTTAATAGTAATACCACCAACTAACATAAAAAGGGAGGACAAGCATGGGGCTGACAAAATTCGGCGAAGCTGTCCGTGAGGCTCGCCGCCAAACCAAGCAAACGTTGCTGACAATGTCTGAGGCATTGGGTAAGTCACCAGCTTTTTTAAGTGCCATAGAAACCGGTCGTAGTAAAGTGCCAATGGATTTTGTTAGTGATATTGAAGACTTCTTTTTGAGTTTAGATTATCCAATAGAATCTATGCGATTGAGGGAGAAGGCGATGGTTGCTAATGAAGTTGCACCATTGGATGGACTGAACTTGCAGCATCAGATGTTGGTTGCTGGGTTTGCGAATTCTGATTTAAATAAAAAGCAATTAGAACTGTTTGCCAAACTACTAGCGGAGATTCAATTAACCTCCACACAAGGGAAAAATGATAATGCCAAATCAGAGTAGTGCTTATATTTTAAGGGGGCAGCGTGTTATGCCCTTGGGTATTAAGGATGTGCAATCAATTGCATCGGAAACAGCAAGAGTCTTAAAAGTCAATAGAAGCACTTTAGGGCAGATGGATCAATTCATGGAGCAGCTAGGGAAATACGGTATTACCGTAGACCCTGTTGCTGATAATGAGTGGTTACATATCACTAAAGCTATGTGCCATAACCGCGCCATCTGTATGCCGGAAAGCCTCTATATTCGCATCTGTGATGGCGAGCCGGAGGCTATTTTTATCTTCTTTCATGAGCTTGGGCATTTAATGCTCGGTCATCAGGCTTCTTTGCACTATAGCGATATTGAGCCTACTCAGCAGGAAGATGCAGAGTGGCAAGCTGATGAATATTCAAAAACAATTTTGAGTAAGATGGGAATTTATTCTATTCCAGAACAGCTTAACTTGCGGTTCTGATAAAGAAAAACGACTTGGAATGCTACCAACATCCCAAGCCGCTTCTTAAAAATAGTGGTGAATGTACGACCAATACAAACACCAAAACAGCTGTGTCTCTCCGCTGTTTGCAATGCACACATCCAGCAAGATTTAAGCTGCTTGTTCCTTACAAGTATGCAATTCTAGCGCTTATCATGGGTCATTGTCTATACCATAGCTAAAGAGAGAGGCTCCACCCTTCCGATATGGAGACCTGTATGGAAGTGTTCCATGATGAACGTGGTAGCTTTATTCTGCGTTGGACACGCAAGCTGAAAGATGGTCGCGTGATCCGTGCGAAAAGCAAACCGTTCAAAATCTACATCAGCAAGTTTGCATAATTGCTGACCACTTGCCCGGCCTAGCCGGAACCAGCAGCCTTCGGGCTGCTTTTTTTATTGCGGCTGCGGTATGATGGAACTTAGTTTGCCCAGGTGTGTTGTTGGATAAATTTGATGCCCATAGTTTACTTATAAGTGTACAATGAAACCTAAACTGCTATACAATGGCATACGCCCTTTATATGTACTCTGCGAAGATGGGGAAGAGTTGTCCGGCTTAGAGCATGAGCTGGATAGCTACCGGCAATCCGCCCAAACCGTCCGCCATGAGGCTAGTATCCAAGCTATTATGCAGCGCTTCGCCAACGGCGAAAGACTGACACCGAAGATGTTTCATGAGGCCGGCAAGGCACACGGCTTCACCGTGTATGAGTTCATCAAACAGCCGATTCGTGTTTATTGTATAAATATCCCGAACTCAAAAGGCTGTCTCCTGCTTAGCCATAGCGTGTTGAAAAAATGGCAGAAAACTAAATCATCAGATTTGGAAAAAGCTTATCGGCAACTGCAAAATGTGTTGTCATTGGAGCATTTAGTATCATGAATAAAATAGAAAATTACGAACTGATAAAAGCTCAAGAAGAGGCGAAGGTAGATTTCGCCATCATGCTGAATAACCTCTTGGATGAAAAAAAACTCTCCTATACCGACCTGGCCAAACTCACAGGTAAAAGCAAATCACTTATTTCTAGGATTATGGGCGGCAGCAATAATCTGACTATAGAAACCATGGTTTCTATGTTATTTGCGCTGGATGAAAAAATTGTGATTTCTACCGAAGATAAGCTGCAAGCAGAATATGGACGGGTTTTGAGTATTACATCCGACTCCCCTATAACCAACTTATCTAAGCGACAGCCTTACCACATCGGCAACTTCAGGCCGCTAGCGCTGGAGGTGTAAAGTGAAAATACAACTGCTCGACATCAAACAGGGCTCGTCAACCAAACGTCTTGGTGGGCAGGGTATTGATATATCGGGAATCAACAGAAGCCTCACCATCACCCAAGGTAAGCTGTTTCTGAATGAAGAAAATGACCAGATTTTAATCCGTCCCCAAGCACAATTTCGGATTGCGAATGGGGAGGATGAAGAGATTTTCGCCCTCGAATCCGAATATATGGTGTTTTTTCGCTTAGAAGGCGTAGACGGGCAAACCCCGGAACAAGCATTAGGCAGAAACCCCGCGCTAGTGGCGAAATTACATGAATATTCGCAAATTGCGGTAGGTATTCATCTTCAGATGGAATTAAACCTTACCACCTTGGATGCGGGAATGCCCCTGTGGGAAGGGGAATACATCACTCCAAACCCAAGCTAAAAATTGATTAGAACAGTATGCCTCAAGCAGCCTTCGGGCTGCTTTTGTGTTGCGCTTGACAATATGAAACACTTTTGGTATAAAACTGCTATATTTCGAAGAAAGTTGCGAATTGGCGATTTTCTCTTTTATTTTTGGCTGTCTGCGGGCGGCCTTTGTTATTTTCAGGCAGCTCGATATGGCAAAAGCAGAACGCCCAGTCGGGCGACCAACAACATACAGTCAGGAAACGGCAGATAAGATCTGCGAACTAATCGCCCGGGGCATGAGCTTGCGGGCGATTTGTGCATCTGCCGATATGCCAGCAGGCGGCACGGTGCACCGCTGGCTGACGGAACACCAAGATTTTCAGGAGCAATACGCGCGTGCGCGCGAGGAACAGGCAGACGGTTTTGCTGACGAGATTATCGATATTGCCGATTCTGTCGCGCCCGAAACTGGCGAAGTGGCGAAAGCCAAACTACGAATCGACGCTCGCAAGTGGAAAGCCGCCAAGCTTGCGCCGAAGAAGTATGGCGAGAAGCTGGAACTGGATGCCGATATGCGCGTGAAGGTAGAGACTCGCCCACTGGAAGACATTTTCAGGTAGCCCTATGGCCAATCCGTATTTCAAGCCGCTTATCCGTAAGGCACGTTACAAGGTGCTGTACGGTGGGCGCGGTAGCGGGAAATCATATTTCCTGGCGGAATTGGCGGTGGAAGTGTCGCGCCGTATCAGTACAGTAATCCTGTGTGCCCGTGAGTTTCAAGGTTCGCTGGACGACTCGGTGTACCAACTCCTGATTGAGACCATTGACCGCTTGGGCTACACGGATGAGTTTGATATTCTGAAATCAGCCATCACCCACAAAGGCACGGGTGCAAAGTTCGTGTTTTACGGCATCAAGAACAACGTTACCAAAATCAAATCGATTCAGGGCATAGGCGTGTGCTGGGTGGAAGAGGCCGAAGCAGTAACGAAGAACTCTTGGGATGTGCTGATACCGTCCATCCGTGGCGACAAGAACGCGGAAATCTGGGTGAGCTTCAACCCGAAGAACATTCTGGACGACACCTATCAGCGGTTCATCATCCACCCGCCAAAAGACAGCATCGTCTTAAAGGCTAACTACGACATTAACCCGCATTTTGAAGATACGCCGCTATTGGCTGATATGCTCGAATGCAAAGAGCGGGACGAAGACCTATACCGCCATATTTGGCTGGGCGAGCCGGTGGCAGACAGCGAACTGGCGATTATCAAGCCAAGTTGGATTGAAGCCGCTATTGATGCACATGAAAAACTGGGCTTCTCCGCCGCAGGCCGGCGCATCCTCGGTTTTGACGTGGCCGATGAAGGCGATGATGCCAACGCCACCGTATTGCGGCACGGATCAGTCGTAACCGATATGCAGCAATGGCGCGGGCAGGATGTGATTTATTCCGCCGACAAGGTTTATTTGTACGCCCAAGAGCAACATATCGACCGCATTGTGTATGACAACATCGGCGTGGGTGCTGGTGTGAAGGCGCAGTTCCGGCGCAAGAACGGCAAGGTGCAAACGCTTGGCTTCAACGCGGGTGGGGCGGTGTACAAGCCCGATGCGAAATACACTGATGATAAGAGAAACCGTGACATGTTCGCCAACATAAAGGCACAGGCATGGTGGATGGTGCGCGACCGCTTCTACAAGACGTGGCGAGCTGTGCACCATGGCGACAGCTACCCAGAAGACCAGCTTATCAGCCTATCAAGCAGCCTGCATGATTTGGAATACCTCACCGCCGAACTGAGCCGCCCACGCGTGGATTACGACCAAAACGGGCGAGTGAAGGCTGAGAGCAAGAAAGACATGAAAAAGCGCGGCATCCCCAGCCCGAACCGGGCGGATGCGCTGGTAATGGCCTTTGCCCCTGTGCAGGGCGGGCTGAACATAAACCCCAAGATATTGAGCGGACTATGAGCAAGAAAAAGAATAAGCCAAACGCCAAGGCCATGCGCCGCGCGTTGCAAAGGCTACCTGAAAAACAGCCCGCATCATACAGCTTGGATTTCCCTACTCTGCCTGACGGCGTAAAGCCAAACGGCATAGCCATGGACAGCAGCCCCTTAGGAAACTTTGGGGCTGATTGCTTTTTCGGCACCGGCTTTATCGGCTATCCGCGTTTGGCTGAGTTGGCACAGATTTCCGAATACCGCAGTGTGAGCGAAACTACTGCCAACGAAATGACCCGCCAATGGATAGAAATCAAATCCGTGGGCGAAGAAGATAACAGCGAGGCCATCAAACAGATTGAGGAATGCTACGAGCGGCTGAACGTGCGCGATGTGTTCCGCAAGGCCATCGAAACAGACGGCCTGTTTGGGCGTGGGCAGATACTGGTGCAAATCAAAGACCACGACGGCAAATTAGCCAACCCGCTGCTCCTAACCGAGAAAACCATCGCCAAAAGCAGCCTGAAAGCCTTGGTGAACATCGAGCCGATGTGGACGACCCCTGCGCCCTACAACGCCATCGACCCTACCCTGCCCGATTTCTACAAACCGAAAGCATGGTATGTAATGGCGCAGGAAATCCACGCCAGCCGACTGTTTACCCTGATTTCCCGCCCCGTGCCGGATATGCTCAAGCCCGCCTACAACTTCGGCGGTGTGAGTATGACCCAACTCATGATGCCTTATGTGGAACGCTGGCTGCGTACCGTGGACTCTATCAGCGACCTGCTGCACAGCTTCTCCTTGTCCGGCATTAAAACCGATATGAGCGCGATATTGAGCGGCAGCGATGACGGCGACACCAACATCATGCTGCGCGCCGAACTGTACAACCGTCTGCGCGACAACCGCGGCCTGATGCTGTTGAGCAAGGAGGAAGAAGAGTTCTTCCAGTTCAATACCCCACTATCCGGCTTGGATACGCTGCTTGCACAATCTCAAGAGCAAATGGCCGCCCCCAGCCATACGCCGCTGGTGAAGCTGCTCGGTATCACCCCCAGCGGTCTGAATGCCAGCACAGAGGGCGAGATTGCCGTTTACTACGACCACATCCGCGCCATGCAGGAAAACCTGCTGCGCGACCCGTTGGATAAGCTGCTCAAGCTGGTGCAACTGCATCTGTTCGGGAAAGTGAACGACAACATCACTTTCGACTTTGTGCCTTTGCAGCAGATGAGCGAAACCGAGCTTTCCACCATCCGCAAATCCGATACCGACCGCGACGTGGCCTACATTCAGGCTGGGGTAGTGTCGGCAGAGGAAGTACGCGGGCGGCTGGCGAGTGAGCCGGACAGCGGCTACAACGGCATCGACGTAGAAGATGTGCCTGAAATGCCCGATGACGGCTTTTCAGACGGGCTGAATGACGGCATGGAGGAAGATGTCGGAGAATCCACCGACCCAAAGCCTAAGCCTGCCCAAGATGCCCAATGGGACGAATCCAAGCATCCGAGGGCGGAGAACGGGCAGTTCGGGGAGGGAAGCGGGCTGCCTGAAAAACAGGACGGCCCAACCCAAGCCGGAATCCCCGAAATCAAGGGTAACGAGCTGGGCTTGTGGTCGAGCATGAAGGAGCTGCGCGAGAAAGCTCGGGCGTTTGCACGACGGTTTGTCGGGAAGACTTTTAAAAACCGAGAAACCGGACATGAAATCATGGTTTCCATGAGTGGGGTGAAGCACACCATTGCACACGGAAACGACGGACTGATTAAAACCATCCCGATTATTCCGGATATGTTGCAGGCTGCACATTTCCTTCACGCAGAGAAGCCAAGAATTGCAGACAGTAATGTTCTCGAAGTTGAGAAATATTCGGTAGATGTGGCGATTGAAGGGGAAGTAAAGCGGATGCTGATTACGGTGAAACACCAAACAGACGGCAGACGTTATTACGACCACGGATTTTGGGCAGACAAATGAAAAAGGCAACGTTTAATCTACGGTATATCGCCAGTTGCTAAGACTGGGTTATTGAACCGCCGTTGCCTTGGAGAGCAGCATCATAACCAACCAGCACCTTCGCGCGTTCATATGCGACCGACCTCTTAGTTGATTAGTGATACCGCTTGATTCCATTGTATGCCAACCAACCGCCGAAAGCAAGCCATGAAACTGTCCACCCCGTCCGATAAAGACATCATCCTGAAGCCGATACAGCCCAACCTCGGCGTAGAAGCCGCCTACCGCAAAAGCCTGAAAAAGCTGCTGCGTGAAATGCGCGCCGACGTGCAGGGTTTGCTTGAACGGCACTACCCAAAAGGCATTGCCCAAGACAGCCTGACGGACGGCTTGCAGGCTGCTTTGTCTGCCCTGTTGCGTTATTGGCTGGCACGGCTGGACAAGCTCGCCCCGCAAATAGCGGAAATATTCACCAATCAAAGTGCAGGCCACACTGAGAGAACTTTTCAGACAGTATTGCGTGATACGGGGTTTGCCGTCCGTTTCCGTTCCACGGTGCAGCAACAAACTGCTTTACAGGCTGTATTGGGCGGTAACGTCTCACTTATCCGCTCCATCGGCCAGCAATACCTGAACCGCGTAGAAGAGAGCGTGTGGCGCAGCGTGAATGCAGGCTACGACATGGCGCAACTGACCCGCGAACTGCGAAAGGACTACGGCATCAGTGAACGCCGCGCCGCCTTTATCGCGCGAGACCAAACCAACAAAGCCAAGGCGGCCATCGAAAAGGCACGGCGGCAGGAATTGGGCATTACCGAGGCTATATGGATGCACTCCCACGCAGGCAAAGAGCCGCGCCCGAGCCATGTTGCCGCCAACGGGAAACGGTTCGACGTGAACAAAGGCATGTATCTAGACGGGAAATGGGTGCAGCCCGGAGAGGAAATCAACTGCCGCTGCACTAGCCGCAGCGTGATTAAAGGATTCAACTCATGACAGACAAAATCATACTCGCCCAAGACCGATCCCTGCGCTCCTACGACCAAGATGGCAGGCTGCACGTTGCCAGTTCCAACATCAGCAAGGCCACGGTAAACCCCTACTACGGCAGCGAAATCCCAAACTATCAACAACTAGGTTTGGAGCCGAAAAAGGTTTACTACCTGCTGCGCGACCCGGAAGAGTTGGAAAAAGCTGCGCTATCCTTCAACAACCTGCCACTATTAAGCAAGCATATTCCCGTTTCTGCCGATGAGCCACAGAAAGAAGTGATTGCCGGCACAACCGGCAGCGATACCGTGTTTGAGGAAGGCTACCTGAAATGTTCGCTGGCCGTGTGGGATGCGGAGGCGATTGCGGGGATTGAGAGCGGCGAGCAGATGGAGCTTTCCAGCGCGTACCACTACACCGCCGATATGACTGCCGGAGAGTTTGAAGGCAGGCATTATGACGGCGTGATGCGCGATATTGTCGGAAACCATGTAGCCCTTGTCGATGTGGGTCGGGCGGGGCGTGATATTGTAGTAAGCGATGCAGACCCATTTCACGAAAGGAAAACTATGAAACTGAAAGCAGGCGCGAAAGCGCGTATTCAGGCAGCCGTACAGCCCCTGTTGGCGCAGGATGCCGAGTTGAGCCCGGATGAGCTGTTACAGGTTATCGGATCACTCACCAACGAAGTACAGACGGCTGAGGACGACGGCGAAGAGTTGCCGCCCGAAAATGTCGAGAATGTCGGCACGGACGAAGACGAACCGGAGGAAGGCGAAAACAACCCCGCCCCCGCCGAGCCGGAAGAATCTGCCGAAGACGAAGAACCGGAAGCTCCCGAAGGTGGTGCGCCCAAGCCCGCGCAAGACCGTGCCATTTCCAAAGTGGCAATGGATGCGGCCATCAAGCGTGCTGTGGAAGCCGAGCGCCAACGTTCGCAAGCCTTGGCTACGGCACAGCGCGAAGTGGCGCCCATTGTCGGCGATGTAGCGATGGATAACGCTGCGGACGTGTACAAGTTCGCGCTTGAGCAGAGCGGTGTTGATGTAACTGGCGTACATCCTTCTGCCTACCGCGCCATGGTCGGCATGTTGGGCAAGCCCAAACAGCCGATTGCACAGGATGCGGCCAAAACCGCCGAACAGTTCCCCGGTTTATCACGAATCAGAAAGGCTTAAACCATGTCATTCCAAAAAGCAGTTAAATCTTACCAAGCCCCCGCCGTTGCGGGGGATTTTGCTGCCCACAACCCGAACGCTTCCATGCTGGCGGGTGAAGGCACCCTCGTTAGCGGCACGGACGGCGTAACCGTTGGCGTGTTTGCTTGGGCGGATGCCGACGGCAAAGTGTCCAACAAGAAAACCGCCGACGCGCGTATCGGCTTTGTCCACCGCGAACAGCAAGCCAGCATCACCGCCTATCTGGCGGAACACGGTAATCAAATCCTGCCCGGCCAAATCATCACGCTGGCCGTAGCAGGCGACTTCTGGGCGCATTTCCCTGCCGGTGCCGATATCGGGCAGAACGTGTTTGCCAAAGACACCGATGGCAGCCTGAAAGCATCAGCCGCCGACACCGAAACAGGCCACACCCTTACCCGCTTCAAGGTAGCTTCCAAAGCCGCAGCGGGCGAACTGGCCAAAATCACCACATGGGAGTAATTGAATGAATACCTTACAGCAATTAGAACGCGATGCCGGCATCGTCTTTATGGGCGGCGGCAAGAAGCTGATGAACGAACAGGTTCAGGCAGCTTTGGCAATGGACGCACAGCCTGCGCTGACCACTACCGGCAACAGCGGCATCCCCGCATGGATGCTGACCTATGTAGACCCGAAGCTGATTGAAGTCGCCCTGCAGCCGATGAAGGCCGCCGAAATCTTCGGCGAAGTGAAAAAGGGCGACTGGACGACCGAAACCGCTATGTTCATGCTGGTAGAGCCCACCGGCGAAGTCTCCAGCTACGGCGACTACAACAACAACGGCGTAAGCGGTGCCAACGTCAATTTCCCGCAACGCCAAAGCTACCACTACCAAGTGTTCACCCGCTGGGGCGAACGCGAAGTAGCGCGCGCCGGCGAGGCCAAGATTGACTATGTGAACCGTGTCAATCAGGCCAGTGTAAACGCGCTCAACCGCTTCCAGAACAAATCCTATTTGTTTGGTATCAAAGGTTTGCAGAACTACGGCATCCTCAACGACCCGAGCCTGCCGGCCGCTACCGCTGCCGCGCAAGCATGGGCAACCGCCACCGGCGAGCAGGTATACGAATCCATCCGCAAGCTGTTCCAAAAACTGTTGCAGCAAACCGGCGGGCTGATTGATATGAACACACCACTCTTACTGGTGTGCAGCCCCACCGCCAGCGTGGAGCTGACCAAAACCAACCAGTACAACGTAAACGTTACCGACCAACTGAAAAAGAACTTCCCCAACCTGCGCATCGAAACCGTGCCGGAATACTCCGCTGCATCAGGCGAGATGGTGCAGTTGATTGTGGAAGAGTTGGACGGCCAGCGCACGTTGGAATGCGGGTTCACCGAAAAACTGCGCGCGCACAACATGGTTTTGGAAGCCTCCAGCATCAAGCAGAAGAAATCGCAGGGCACATGGGGCGCAATTATCTACCGCCCGTTCTGCATTGCTTCCATGACTGTGAGCTAGGCTGCCTGAAAAACAAGGCTACCTATTTTCAGGCAGCCTTCCCCCCCTTGTCCGCATCTGCGGGCTTTTTTACTTGGAGTATTTAAAATGGATAGAGCTATACAAGAATCTTATGTCAGAATCCTCAATGTGCTGTTTGAAGGCGCAGTCCGCGCCCAGCCGAATCAAATTACAGAAGAAGTAGTCGGTATGGCCGATCAGATGTTCTCCGAAATCGGAGCATGCCATGAGCGTTTGAAACCGCTGGCCGTACTGGTTGACGGCATTGCCGGCAGCGTTATGAAACTGCTTCCGAACGAGCTGACTCTGCTTTTCGGCAACGTGCCGTTCGACAAATACCTGCTCAGCAAAGGAAGGGATGCAACCGCTGCGGAAATCAAACGCTTGGGATACAATAAAGCAGTCGGCCTTAACAACGCGCTCAAAGTATTGGAGGCTTTTATGGAAAGCTGGATTAAATACAGCGCGGCAGACCGAAAGTTAAGAATGTGTATTGTTACGGCACAAGCCCGCTGGCGTTCAAAAGTCGAAATTGAACTGCTGGGCTTGTAACCGCAGGGGAGCAGGTATGTGGTATTGGATATGGGAAAAAGTGATACCGGAAAGCATCCGTAACAGCAAGCCAGTGCGGTGGGTAGCCAACCATAGAAAGCTCACTATCTGGGCAATTTTGACAGTATGGATCAACTTCTTCCCCGATACTTACGAATACGACATTGTTCCTGATGGGCGATACGGCTATTGGCATGTCGATCATCCGTGGTATCCCTATGCCCGATTTCTGCTTCCTCTTATTCTCGGTGCGGTTTTTCTTTTCATTCCGCCCAGAAAGAAATAGTAACCTGCATATAAGCAGCCTGAAAGGTTTCAGGCTGCTTTTTTATTGGAGAACCCAAATGGCAAAACAAAAAACCGTAACCGTTGGCTGCAAACTGCCCAACGGGCTGATTATCGAAGTTGGCGGTCAGTCAGTAGAACTAAATGGCGCGAACGCTTCAAACATCATCGGCGGCCATGGCATTACCTACGATGTGGATGCCGACCTGTTCAATGCTTGGTTAGAAGCGCACCAAGACCGTGACATGGTGAAAAATGGCTTCGTTTTCGCCCATGAAGAGGCAAAAAACACCAAAGCCGAAGCCAGGGAAAAGGCCGACAACGAAACCAAGCTGGAAGCCATCAACCCTGACGACAAGGCCAACGGCGTAAGCACTGCCAAGGATGAGTAACCATGCCCGCCGTCGTCTTTGACAAAGCGCGTTTTCAGGCGGCCTATCCCGAAGTGCGGGCAAGCGATGCCCAGTTCGCCATGTGGTTCACGCAGGCCGAAAGCCTGCTGGACAACACCGACCATAGCATTGTGAAAAAGCTGGAAGAGCGCGAAATGCTGCTGTTCCTGCTGGTTCGCCACTTCGCCGCCTTGGCTGAACGTGCCGCGCAGGGCGGCTTGGTGGGGCGCATTGCTTCGGCCACCGAAGGCAGCGTCTCCGTGAGCGCGGATATGGGCGCGGTCGGCAGTACTGCCGCCTGGTATCTGCAAACGCCCTATGGCGCGACCTACTGGCAGCTTACCGCCAAATACCGCCGCTTCCGCTATGTATTGGGAGGTTGCCATGCGCGGCGGCGATAAATTCAGGCAGCGGCTGGCTGAACTGGTCGCGCAGGCAACAACGGCCAAGGTGCGTGTCGGAATCATCGAGCAGGCAACCTACGACGGCTCGGACGGCGAAAGCGTGGCGCAAGTGGCCTTCTGGAATGAATACGGCACGGCAAGAACCCCCGCGCGGCCTTTCTTCCGCAATACTATTGCAGAAAGAAAAACAGAGTGGGCAAGACTGGCTGGAAAGTTCATGCAGGCCAACGGCGGCGATGTGCGGCAGTCTCTTTCGGAGTTGGGTGAAATTGCGGTTGGGGATATAAAAGAAACCATTACTAACGGTAATTTTGCGCCCAACTCCGAAGTAACCAAACTGCTGAAATATCGTTTCCCAACCAGCCCTGCGCGCGTAACCGCCGCAGCGTATTACAAAGCCGTTCGGGATGTGCAACAAGGCAAGACCGTTGTCAGCAACCACGATAAGCCGCTGCAATGGTCGACAACCATGCGCGATTCAATCAAATACGAGGTAACGGACGAATGAACCTGAGAGCCATCGCTAACGCCGCCACAGTGTCGGTCAATCCGAACCTGCCCGCCGTGTTGAAACTCAATAACGGCTACACCACCAATGCCACGGGAAAACGGAAATCAGGCTACAGCGAGCATCCTGTAACCGTGCAGACCCAAACCCTCAGCACGCAGGATTTGGCCTTGTTTGAAGGCTTGGCGCAGCAAGGAACGTTGATTTATGCCTATGTAACCGGCCAGTTCCACGGACTGAGGCGGCAAAATGCCAAAGGGGCGGATAAATTGGTGTTCGCAGCCTATGGCGAAACAGAAACGACGGAATGGCTGGTGAAACAGGTGGTGGAAAGCTGGCCGGATTGGTGCAAGGTGCTGTTATGGCGGCAACATTAGACGATATTTACACCGAAGTCCGGGCAATGCTGCTCGGGCTTTTCTCATGCGAAGTAGTGCGCGGCTACAGCAACAACGTGCCGTTGCCCAAGCCGCCGTTCGTGGTGATGAACATCCTGAACGAAACCGCCGCCGCCACGAATGAACATGCCTACGCCGTGGCGGATGAAACCGCCGCCGTCTCGCGCCAGTCGGAAATACAGATGCAGCTTGATTTCTATGGCACACAAGCGGGGCAGATGGCGCAGAAAACCGTTTTACTGTGGCGCGATTTCTATGCCTGCGAACGGCTGAAATCCTGCCAGCCGCTGTATGCCGACACCGCCCGCTTCATGCCGCTTACCAATGAAGAGAGCGAATACGAAGAGCGCTGGATGACTACCGTGCATCTGGCCTACGCGCCGCAGACCGAACATCAACGGAAGTTTGTAAATGCCTTTGATTTAACCCTGACTCAACCGTAAAGGATATATCCATGTTCCAATCTATTCCCGCGTCAAAAATCGTCAGTGTGAACCCCGCCGTACTTAGTTCGGGCGGATCTCCCCTGTCGATGAATGCCGTCTTTTTGAGCAAAAACGAAAACCTGCCCACCGGCAGACACACCGCCTTCCCCGATGCTTCGGCAGTCGGCGAGTTTTTCGGCTTGGCCAGTGAAGAGTTTAAAGCCGCGCAAGTGTACTTTAAAGGCTTCGACAACTCGCACATCAAGCCCGGCACGCTGTATTTCTACCCCTACAACGTAGGGAAAGAGGCTGCCTATCTGCGCGGTGCAAGTGTAAAAAGCATGAGCCTTGCCGCATTGAAGAAACTTTCAGGCAACCTGAAGGTAAACATCGACGGCAGCGACAAAACCGGTGACAACATCAGTTTGGCCGCTGCCACCAGTTTCAGTGATGCCGCTGCCAAAATCGGTACTGCTATCAGTGCCACCGTGCAGTTTGACGAGCAGTTACAGGCGTTTGAAATCGTGTCCGCCACCCAAGGCAAGGCTTCCGAAATCGGTTTTGCCACCGGCACACTGGCTGAAGCCCTGAATCTGACCAAAGCCAAAGGCGCGGTGATTTCCAAAGGCAACGATGGCGATAGTGCGGAAACCGTGATGGAGGGTGTAGTTCAATCCACTTTGAATTTTGCCACCTTCACCACCGTGTTTGAGCCTGAACTGGCCGACAAGCTGGCCTTGGCCAAATGGAGCAACGCGCAGAACAACCGCTTCCTCTACGCCGCCTGGGGTAAAGAAGCCGCCGCGTTGCAAACTGGCAATACAACCTGTCTCAGCGCGCAACTGAAAGCCGCTGCCTACGATGGAACAGCCCCGATTTACGGCGGGCTGGACAAGGCTGCCTTCCTGTGTGGCGCGATTGCCTCCATCGACTTCACCGAAACACAAGGCCGCATCACCCTAGCCTTTAAGAACCAGTCTGGCTTGAGCGTGGACGTAGACAACGCCACCGATGCCGACAACTTGAAAGAAAACGGCTACAACTATTACGGCGCATGGGCAACCGCCAACGACCGCTTCACTTTCCTCTATCCCGGCCAAATGCCCGGCAAGTGGAAATGGATTGATGCCTATGTAAACCAAATCCGCCTCAACAGCCAATTGCAGCTTGCCCTGATGACCTTGCTTACCTCGGCCAAGGCCGTACCGTACAACGCCGTCGGTATTGCTCTGCAACGTGCTGCCTGCCAAGACCCGATTAACGAGGCCTTAAACTTTGGCAGCATCCAGCCCGGCGTACCATTGAGCGAACAGCAACGCGCCCTCATCAACAACGAAGCGCGCGTAGATGCCGCAGCGAAGATTGAAAGTACCGGCTACTTCCTGCTGATTCAGAACGCTTCGGCGCAGACACGCGGCAACCGCCAGTCTATGCCGATGAAGCTGTGGTACACCGACGGCGGCAGCGTACACAACATCAACCTCGGCTCTATTAACGTCCAGTAACGGGCAAACCACATTCAGGCTACCTGAAACTATTTTCAGGTAGCCTGATTTATTCCTGCAATCAGGCAGATTTTTGTGACACAAGGCATTTAATTTTGATATAAGGAGGCTTATAATGTCTTTAACTATTGAGGAAAAACAGGTTTATGTAGAGTTTATTGAACAAGTGTATAGTCATTCACTCCATGTTCGAGAAAGTGACATTACCCCGGCTGTGGCAGAGGTTTGTGACCAGATGATGTTGCAAATCCGCGAATGCTCACGAAAATTCATGGCAGCACATGCGGTATTTTCCATTTTTTACGGTGGGCCTATTTTGACGGCTAAACAATTTATTACAGCTTTCGGGAAAGGCGCCGTACTTAATGTTAAAAAATGGCTGGATACTATTCGTGGCCATCGGATTTACCGCGTTTGTATCGTTAATACCGCCCGTAACAACCGCACCAATCTAGAGTTTGCATTACGGGGTCTTTAATGCAAATGGAGGAGTTTCAATGTGGGACGTCATCCTAACTATTCTATCGCCGTTTGCACAGTATATTGATTCACGCAAGGTTCGCCTGTATACCTACCATATTCCTGCCACCGCCGTTATCCTGTTCGGATGGTCTGCCGGCGACTGGCAGGGTATGCTTCAGGTATGGTGGATTGTGTCTATATTACTGCTGTTGTGGGGATGGATGGCCTACGATCTGTTCCATTTGAGACAGGAGCAACCAGAAAGCCAAGTGACGCGATTGTGTTTGTGGTTATTACCGGCCACTTGGTTATTGAAGACCATCATTAGCTTTTGGGCTGCCTAATAAAGCAGCCTTTCCCACGCCCGCATCTGCGGGCTTTTTTATTGGAGAACCCAAAGATGCAAACCGTATCAGACCGCACCCTAACCGCCGCCAACAGCATTTTGCTGATGCGCGTGAAGGGCTTTAACGACAACTTCGTACAGATTGAAGGCTACGCCGCCGACAACGCCTTCGACTTTGGCCAAGGCAAAATCGGCGAAACCATGATGGGCGTAGACGGCCAGCAATCCGGCGGCTTCACCCCGCACGAAGTGGACTTCAACATCCAGCTTGCCCCTACCAGCAAATCGCGCGACTACCTCGACCAGCTCACTAATGCCATCCTGCAACGGCAGGAAACGTTCATGGTGGAGTTTTCGGTAGAGATTTCATCAGTGAAGCGCCGCTACACCGCCACCGGCTTCTTGGTGGAAATCCCCGGCGGTACCACGGCTAAGAAAACGCTGGAAGCCGTAACCTACAGCTTCCGCATCGTGGTGAAACCAGAGGAGATTTAAGATGGCTCTGAAAACCCGGCAAATCACCATTGAGAACGGGCGGGATAAAGGCCGCGTGTTCCTGATTACCGAAATGCCCGCTGCTCTCGCTGACAACTGGGCGATGCGCGCCCTTTTGGCTTTGGCCAACAGCGGCGTGGACTTGGGCAATATCAACCCCCAACAGGGCATGGTGGGGATGGTCGGAGCAACGCTGGGGGCATTAGGCAAAGTCAAGCCGGAAGACGCCATCCCGCTCTTGAACGAGCTTTTGGACTGCGTGCAAATCATCCCCGAAGGCGGCCAGCCGCGCCCGCTGAATATGGATTTCAACGATGTGGAAGACTTCACGACCCTGTGGCGTTTGCGGAAGGAGGTGTTCGCATTGCATACCGATTTTTTGCAACACGCCTTTGGCCTGACCTCGGTATCGGGCGGGGAAGAAGCGGAGGGCAGCAAGGCTACCTGAACCTGACCCAAACCATCGGCGCTCTTGTTTCTTCCCGCATTTGTACTCTGTACGAGTTGCAAACCGTGTATGGCCTGGAAGACGCCTTTAACCTGCTCGAAATCGTCAATACCGATGCCTTCAACAAGGCACAACAGGCTACCTGAAATCAGGTAGCTTTTTTAGGAATAGCTATGGCAACTGTGATTGATACCCTGTTTATGGAGTTGGGCATTGATTCGTCCAAATTCAGCCGGGAAGCCAAGCAGGCGGTCTCCAAACTGGATGACATGACCGAGGCGTTCGAGAAGGCGGAAGCAAAAACCGGCAAATCCGGCAAAGGGCTGGGCAAACACGCCGAAAAGGTTAAACAGAACGTCAAGCAGGCCAAAAACCTGACAGAGGCACTAGGAAAGGTGGCAAAAGGCGCTGCCGCTCTCTTTGCTCTCGTTACTGGCTCAAACGCGCTGGATAAGCTGATTCGGGAAACCACTGAAGCCAACGTACAACTAGACAACCTCTCGCGCAATATCGGCATGAGCCGCAGCCAGCTCCAAGCATGGGGCGGTATGGCTGAAATGGTGGGTGGTCAGGCCGATGCTATGAAAGGTAGTCTGGCCGGGCTGAGTATGAGCATCACCCGCCTCACCACCATGGGCGACACCTCTATGGTGCCGTTCTTCAATGCGTTCGGGGTGGCGTTGCTCAATGCCGACGGCAAAGCACGCAACCTCGACAGCATCATGCTGGATTTGGCCGACCGCTTTTCCAAAATGGACAGGGTGCAGGCCTACAATTTGGCTAAAAGTATGGGTTTGGACGACGACACCATCAACACCCTGCTGCTCGGACGTGCCGAAATGGAAAAGATGCTGGCCTTGCAAGACCGGCTCTACCGCTCCGGCGAGAAAGAAATTGCCGTCAGCCGCGAACTGACCCGCTCCCGCGCCTATCTCAACCAGCAATGGGATGCGCTGAAAAACATGATTGCCAATGCGCTTGCCCCGCATTTGCTGCGGCTGGTGAAGCTGGTCAGCAGCTTTGCCGACTACCTGATGCGCAACGAAAATACCATGAAGCACGTTTTCGAGGGCTTGGCTTTTGTCTTGGGCGTGGTACTGATTCCGGTATTGTGGTCGGCAGTAACGGCGCTGTATGCCTTTATTGCTCCGTTCGCACTGGCTGCTACCGCTGTGGCTGCTTTGGGTGCCGCGTTTGTGCTGCTCTATGACGACTACAAAACTTGGGCGGAGGGCGGAAAGAGCCTGTTTAACTGGGGCGCGTTCACCGGCTACATCAGAACCTCCAAGGTATCAGTGGACAGCCTTACTAAAGGTTTTACCTACCTACTCACCGGCTACACAAGCTGGGCAGAAGCCGGGAAAGGTTTGTTCGATTGGCTGAGGTTGAAAGGGTTTATTGACGAAAACGGGGTATCAGTAAAAAGCCTCGCTACCGGTTTTCATAATTTGTATTTGGAAATCAAAACCTATTTAATGCCCTATTTCGAGGCGCTGGGCGACCTCTTCGCTAGCATCATGAGAGGCGACTGGGAAGGTGCCAAGAATGCCGCCGGGCGGGTGCTGAGGGAGGCCGGCAAAATCATAACTGACACCGTTAGCTTCGGTGTAGAGCGAGCGGCTGGTGCGCTTGACTATGTAACAGGCCGCGCCCCCGGCGCCCCCGGCTCGGCTCAGGCGGCAGCAAGAAGCCTTGGTTCAGGGGAGCGTGTCGCCAAACAGATGTTTTCCCCTGGCGGTACGATTTACTTCGGCGACAGTATCGCTCACGGCTACCGCAGCGCGGTAAACGGTACAGGGTCAACCAGAGTGGGCGCTAATCCGCAGCAGGTATTAGGCTTCATCAACGGCTATTCCGGCAACCTGCAAGGCCAAACCGTGATTCTGTCATCCGGTATGAGCAACAACCCGAACGACGCCGACAGCATCCGTGCTCAAATCCGCGCATTGCGTGCCAGAGGGGCGAACGTGCGGCTGCTTGGGGTATCCAACACCTACAATCGAAACGGCCAAACCGGCGCGAAAATGAACGCCCTGCTGGGGCAAATCGCCCGCGAGGAACATGCCACTTTCCAAGGCGGCTTCCAAGCAGGCAGGGATAACATCCATCCTGCCAGCTACAGCTCGCAGCCGTGGTTGGGCGGCGGTTCACGGCAAAACTCCGCAATGGCAGAAACGCTCGCCATGATTAGGAAGCATGAAGGTTTCTCCAGCCGCACCTATTGGGACGTAAACGCTTACCGCTTAGGCTATGGCACGGATACCATCACCGACCGCAACGGCAATGTTCGCAGAGTGAGACAGGGCGATACTGTTACCCGCGAGGATGCGGAGCGCGATTTGGCACGCAGGGCGCAACTTTTCAGAAATGCAGCACGTCAGAAAATCGGTGCGGCGGAATTTGACCGCCTGCCGGCCAAAACACAGGCCGCCATTACTTCGGTTGCCTACAATTACGGCAGCTTGGATAAATTGCCGTCTTTGGTAAACGCCGCTCGCAGTGGCAACATCAATGCCATTTCCCAAGCAATTGCTTCCCGCCAAGGCGACAACCGGGGCGTGAACAGAAGAAGGCGGCTGGATGAGGCCGCCGCAGTATTGTCTGACCTGAACAGCCGACCCGTAGGCGGGCAAGCCGTTGCCGCCGGTGCCGCCCGTGGCACACAATCCCTGCAACAAGGGGCTGTCGCCCGCCAGCAGGCACAGCAGATTACCAACAACAGCAATATGCAGTTCGCCATCAACGGCGGCATCCATGTGCAGTCTTCGGCCAGCACCATAGACGGCACAATGGCGGATGCCTCTGCCGCCGCCCGTAACAGGCTGGTACAGATTATGCCGGCGATGGTGTGAGAAAGGTTTGTTATGGCTTGGAACTCAATCGGCATTCCAAATGTTCCCAAGTTGCCGAGAAACGCAGGCGGCGCGCTGATTAAGTTCGGCGGCGCCGCTTTAATTCAGGCCATCTTTGGCAACTATTGGGGCATTTTCGGACAAAACGGCATTCCGCTGCTGTTGTCAGACAACGTAATGTCAGTTAAGCATCAAAACACTTCCAAAGTGTCCAATACGCCTATTGAACGTGGTTCGTTCGCCAGCTACAACAAAGTTGGCGTTCCGTTCACGGTAACGGTGCAGATGAGCAAGGGCAGCGGCGGAGTGTTCGAGCGCGGGGCATTTCTCGGTTTGTTGGATACGCTGGCCAACAGCACTGATTTGTTCTTAGTTATCACGCCGGAAGCGGTGTACCCGAACATGGCGATTACCGGCTACGACTACGCCCGCGAAGCTTCAGACGGGGCGCGGCTGTTGAAGGTTAATATCCATTTGGCCGAAGTACGGCAGGTGGAAGTGAAATACACCAAAACCAAGCCGGACGGCGCACAGGCACAGGCAGACGGAGGCAAGGTGCAGCCCAAGCCGATACAAAACAACGAATCCATAGCTTCAAAACTGTACGGAGCGGCCAGTGATGGGTTCGGGAAAATAACCGATACGTTCAGAAAGGGGTTCGGGTTGAGATGATTTACCAAATCCCCCTTAAACCTGTCCCGGTGCAGAAAGTGAGTGCCACATTGGGCTCTCAGGAAGTAACCATATCGCTGCTGCCGCGATTGGGCAGGCTGTATGCCACCGTGTCGGCAGCCGGGCGCGTGCTGATACGCGAACGGGTATGCCTGCACGGTATGCCGCTGGTGGGCGAGGCTTATCGCGGCTTTCGCGGCGAGCTTTATTTAGTCGATACCGCAGGCAGCCTAGACCCGCAATGGCAGGAACTGGGCAGCCGCTTTATTTTGGTGTACCGCAATGGGCATTAAAGAAAAAATCCTGCGCGTCAGCATCAAGCTGGGGCAGGAAAAAGACGTGTGGGACGCAAAAGGCAACGATACGCTGGTTGTCGAGGGTTTGCGCACTTCCTGCCAAATCAATTATGGCAACGGTGCAGTTATGCCCTCTGCCCGAATCAAGGTATACGGCCTGAAGCTGGACAGTATCATGAAGCTGTTGCGGGTGAAATGGAACACCGAACAGTCGATGATGAATTTGGTTCAGGTGGAGGCCGGCGAACAAGGCAACCTGAGCGTGGTCTATACAGGCAACATCACGTTTGCCTACCCCGAAATGGGTGGCGCGCCGGATATTTGCTTGGTTATCGAGAGCCATACCGCCGTTTTGTGGCAACTCAAGCCCGCCGAAGCGGTCAGCCACGAAGGCGAAACCGATGTGGCACAGGCGATCGAAGCTATCTGCAAACGCATGGGCAGGCGCTTTGAGAACAACGGTGTGCAGAAAAAAATCAGCAACCAGTATTTGGACAATACCGAACTGGACAAAATCCGACATATTGCCGCCAATGCCGATATAGACGTGTACATCGACAACGAAACAGTTGCTATCACCCCCAGGGGGCAGCCACGCATGATTGATGTGCCAATAGTCAGCCCGGCCACCGGCCTAATCGGCTACCCGATACCGGACTTGCAAGGCGTGAAGCTGCAATGCTTGTACGACAAAGCACTGCGTTTTGGCGGACTGATTGAAATTTCAGGTAGCCTGATTGAGCAATGCAACGGCAGATGGCGTGTGTTCGGCCTGTCGCTGGACTTGGAAAGCCAAGTGCCGGGCGGCAAGTGGCTGGCCGACATCAAAGCCGCCAATGTGGAGGATACGAATGTCAAAGTCGCAACATAGCCGGGCGCAATACCGGCCAGAACAGTCACAAGGCGGCGCGGGCGAAATTGGCGCGATAGTGTCCGGTATCGTCTCACGCATCCAAACCGTAACACTGGTGCGCGTGGTTAAAACCAAAGCGGGCGGGCTTGCCCCTGTCGGGCTGGTGGACGTACAACCCTTGGTTGCCCAAATCAGCGGCGACGGCACGGTTACGCCGCACGGCATCATCTACAACGTGCCGTATTTCCGATTACAGGGCGGCGGCAACGCCGTAATTATCGACCCCGAGCCGGGCGACATTGGCATGTGCGGCTTTTGCAGCCGTGACATTTCGAGTGTTAAACAGAACAAAGCGCCGTCCGCCCCGCAGAGCAGGCGGCGTTTCGATTATTCGGACGGCCTTTATTTCGGCGGCTTCCTGAACGGTACGCCAGAGCAGTACATCATGTTCTTCAAAGGCGGTATTAAGTTGTTCTCCCCCGGCGACATCGAAATGGAAGGCAAGAATATCGTACTGAAGGCGCAAAACGGCGTGAGCAGCACCTCGCAAACTTTTCAAGCCAACACCCAAACCACGGCGCAGTTTACCGGCGGTGGAGGGATTGACACAGACGGTGATGTGAAGGCCAAAGACATCAGCCTACTGCACCACGTCCACAACGGCGTGCAGCCCGGCGGCGGCAACACGGGAGAACCGCAATGAACACCCTCTATCTTGACCCGCAAAGTTGGGATTTGGCCTTGGATGTGGCAGGCAATATTGCGCTGGCGAAAGATCCATACGCCAAGGCGCAGGATGTGGCCTCTGCCGCCCGCCTGTTCGTCGGGGAGCTGTATTACGACACAGAAAAGGGTGTCCCCTATTTTGAAGAAACACTGGGCAAAAAGCAGTCGTTCGCGCTGTACCGGCATCGGTTGGTACAGGCTGCCTTGTCCGTCCCCGGCGTGGTGGCGGCAGACGTGGCCGCCGAATTGCGCGACGGGCGTGTGCTTTCAGGTAGCCTAAAATTTACCGATGATGCCAAGAAACAATATGAGGTAATGCTATGAACAGTAATGTTCCACCAGTGCGCTTCACACCGCAGGGCTTGCAGATTCCGACTGAAACCGAAGTGCTGAACGGCGTGCTTGCCGATTTCAATGATGCCTTCGGTGGCGGCCTGAACCTGAATTTGGAAACGCCGCAGGGGCAGCTTGCCTCTTCTCTAGCCGCCGTGATTGCCGACAAAAACAACCTGATTGCCGAACTGGTCAATCAAATCCACCCGGAATATGCCGAAGGCGTGATGCAGGATGCCATCGCGCAAATCTACTTTTTGCAACGCAAGCCAGCCACCGATTCGGTGGTGGTGTGCGAGTTTATCGGCCTGCCCGGCACACAGATTCCGCAGGGATTCATCGTGCAGGATGAGGCAGGCAACCAATGGGCTTTGCAGCAGGAAATCGGCATTCCCATCAGCGGGAAAGTCAGCGGCACACTCATTGCTGCCGGGCAGATTGAAGCACCCGCCCACAGCGTAAATATTATTTATCAAGCCTTGGTGGGGCTGGATAGGGTGGATAACCCGCACCCCGCCGTTCCCGGACGGGCGGAAGAGAGCCGCGCCGAATTTGCCGAACGCAGGTGGCGCAGCGTGGCCATCAATGCCCACGGAACGCCGCAGGCAGTGTATGCCAACGTGTTTGCGTTGGACGGTGTGCGTGATGTGTACGTCATTGACAACCCGAAAGGCCAAAGCGTACAGGCCGGCGCGACCAACTACACGCTCAAGCCGCACAGTATCTATGTGGCAGCGGTGGGGGGTGATGATACGGCGGTAGCTGAAGCTGTATTGCGCTACGCAGGCAGCGGCTGCGATTTCAATGGCAACACCGAAATCACAGTGTACGACCACAACTACAATGACCCGAAGCCTGCCTATCAGGTAGCCTTTATGCGCCCGAACGAACTGCCGGTGCATTTCCGTATCAAAATTGAGCGCGGCGCATTTGTTGGTGCGGAAACGGCCATCAAACAAGCCGTCATTGCCACCTTCAAGGGGCGCATCGGTGCAAATCTATATGCCATTGGCTACGTTGCTCCAGTGGTAAAAGCTGTGCCGCAGGTGCATGTGTTGGATGTGGAAATCGGTTTGTCGGCAGGTAGTATGGGCAATTCCGTAACAGTAGGTATCGACCAAACGCCCGTTGTTCGCGCCGAAAATATCGAAGTGGTGAGCGTATGATAACCGTGGGCGAAACCTTAATCAGCCAATATGCCAACAGCCCAGTCATCTGCCGCCTGATACGGCGGTTTGACGACTGCCTAGACCCGCGCACAGACAAACAGCGGTTTTACGATACCGTGTGGAACGTGTCCACCGCACAAGGTTTTGGGTTGGATATTTGGGGGGCGATTGTTGGTATTGAGAGAGAAATCATGATTAGCGCGCAAGACGAATACATCGGCTTTGCGCAGGGCTTTACTCCGTTTGGCAGCGGTGTGTGGAGCACTGGTGAAGGCCTGGAGCGACGCTACCGTTTGGACGACGACACCTACCGCCGCGTGATTATGCTCAAAGCCATGAGTAACATCATTTACGCCACCGCCCCACACATCAACCGCCTGCTGCGTGAGATGTTCGGTACACGCGGGCGCGCGTATTTTGTGAAAAACGGCACGATGGCCGCGCGTTATGTGTTTGAGTTCTACCTTCTGCCCGTGGAACGCGCCATTATCCGCCAAAGTGACTTATTGCCGCGCCCCAGCGGCGTATTGCTGGATTTTTACGAGCCGGAGGCAGACAAAACCTTCGGCTATATTGAAGCCAACCTGGCACCCTTCGGCGAGGGTGCTTTTTTTATGGGAGTTTAAACCATGCCACAGCCAAAACTGCTCTCCAAACCTTGGGCGGCGGACGGTCTGAAAAACAGTATCCCCGTCACCCGCAACGGCTCTCTGGCGCAGGAGGCCGCCACCTATGCCGAGGGTTTCCCAAACATCACGATGACCCCGATTTCAGTCGGCGGCAAACCGCCCAGCGGCAAAGACATGAACGGCATATTGCACGAAATCAGCGCGCACACCGTTTGGCAAAACCAAGGCGGGCGCTACCGCTTTGACCAAGCCTTTTGCGATGCCATCGGTGGCTATCCCAAAGGCGCAGTGCTCATCAATGATGCATCAGACACCGAATACATCAGCCTAGTGGATGCCAACACCCACAACCCGAACAGTGGCAACAATACAGGGAAATGGGCGGTACATGCGGGCAAAGGACTGAAAGCCAGCACCACACAGGCCGGCATTGTACAGCTCTCATCTGCCACCAACAGCGACCGCGAAGATATGGCCGCCACGCCTAAAGCAGTTAAGGCGGCATACGACAAGGCGGTAGAAGCTGCCGCAAACGATTTGCCCAGCGGCGCCGTGATGTATTTCGCCGGCCAAACCGCACCGGCAGGCTGGCTCAAAGCCGACGGTGCCGCCGTATCCCGCACCACTTATGCCGCACTGTTTGCCGCCATCGGTACTACCTACGGCGCCGGCGACGGGCGCAACACCTTCAACCTGCCAGACCTGCGCGCCGAATTTGTGCGCGGCTGGGACGATGGGCGCGGCGTGGACAGCGGGCGTGCCTTCGGTTCGGCACAGGGGCATGCCGTTGCCAATCACTACCACCCAACAGGGGTATTTTGGTCGGACAACGATGATTTAACCATGCCGCGCGAAACCGAATACGGTAACAAAACCTCAATGCAGGCCGGCGACCCGGCTGCCGTTGTATTGGGCGCAAGTCAAGGCGGTGCCAATCAGAAGAATTATCACTTGGATGCCAATTTGGCCAATAACAAAGGCAGTGGCAACAACTGGACGCTGACCACCCGCACCGACCATATGACTGTTGCTCAAGGCGGCGGCGAGACTCGCCCGCGCAACATCGCACTGCTCGCCTGCATCAAGATTTAAGGCACGGTCTGGGCACTGCGGGCGGCACCGCCTGAAAACGGAGGATGAAATGTCCGAACAGGATAAATACCAAATCATTGCCGATTTTTTACGGCAGGTCGGCTTCCGGCGCGGCGTACTGCTGTTTCTCGCCGGCATCCCGGCACTGGTGTTGTGGAAAACCGACCCCATCGCGCTGGTCGACCGTTTCAGCCGGGCCGGTGCAGAAACGGCAATCGAAGGGGCGCGCAAAGAAGGGTCGGCCGCGCCCTACCTGCAGTCCCCGCACGGCTTTGTGGAAAACAAAGAAGCCGAAAGCGCGGCGGACAGCGTGGCGATGGCGGACCTGCAGGCCGTTTTGGGCTACAAATTCGTACCGAGCAGCAACCCCTACGAATATCAGGGGCGGCTGTTGGTATTTGCCAAAACCAAGCAGGACGAACAGCGCATGGTGTCGGAAATCGGGCTGTCGTGGCTGCCGATTTTAAGCGGCAAGTCCACGGTGGAGAGAATCCTGGCCGGGCAGAGTGGCGTGTCGGCGTGGCAGCCGGAGAAGCAGGGCTTTTACTTTGCCGACGGCACGGCGGACGAAACGCCGAGCCTGAATACCGACCTGCTGGCACACGGCTACGGCGTGCGGCGGGTATACCGCTACCCCGTTAAAAAAGGCGGGCGCGTGGCAGGCTATCTGGCCGTGTATGCGGAAAAGGAATTGGACGCGGCAACGCGCGCGCAGTTGGAAACCGCCGCCGCGAGATTGGGAGCGTATCTATGAGGGGCTTACTGACCGGATACGGCGGCGGTACCGCCAGCCTGTCCAAAGTCGTGATGTTCAGCGGGCATGTGGTGTGCAGCGCGGTGATCGGCTGGCAGGCATACAAGGGCAGCCTGCACTTTGATTTCTACCTGGCCTACATCTGCGCCTGCTACGGCGCGAACAGCACCAACAAGGCCATCAGCATCCTCGGCCGGCGGCCGGCGGCCTCTCGGGACGAACAAGGAGGGGCATCATGAAGCCGAGACTGCCCAAACACTGCACCGCCGCCATCGTGATTTGCGGGGCGCTGGCCGGCTTTACCGCCTATTCGTGGTACGGCTTTGCCGAAGCGCTGGCGGGCAAGAATGCCGAACTGGCGGCCTTGGTGGCCGAGCGGGACGAACTGCTGGAGATCATGGTGGCGCAGGACGGCCTGATACAGAGCCAAACCGCCGCACTGCAAAGCGCCAAGCTGGACAATGCCGGCAGCCGGGCGGAACTGCGTGCCCAGGCGCAAAAACTGGCACAGATGCGCGCCGAGCTGGCCGCCAAACATCCGGCCGCCTCCTTCAGGCCACCTGAAAAAGTCGGACGCGAGACCGCTAACAACCTGAGAAGGATAAACAGACTATGGCAAAAATAATCCTGACCGCCGCACTGCTGGGCCTGGCGGCCTGCACCGGCCCCGCCCACTACCCGACCGTCTGCAGCAAACCGAAACCCAGCACCGACGCCCCCCGGCTGCCGGCGGCGCAAATCAGAGCCGGTACCGGCCAAGACAAGGCCGTGGAACTGCTGACCCAATCCCTGCACACCGCCGCCGTGTACACCAAAAGGCTGGAAGAGTTTGCCGACAGCTGCCGCGCCAATCCCGCCTTCAAGGCACGCCGCCAGACGGCAGAATTTTAGGCTACCTGAAAACTGGAAAGGAAACGAAATGACAGAATTGCCGTGGATTGACGAAGCAAGAAAATACATCGGTATGCACGAACGGGATGCCCGCGGCTTAAAAACCATCCCTATGTGGGTGCGGGCTTTGAAAGGCTGGTGGAGCGATACCAAAACGCCGTGGTGCGGAACGTTTGTCGGCCACTGTCTGCAGGCAGCCGGCAGGGATATTGCAAAAGAATGGTATCGGGCGAAATCCTGGGCAAAAAGCGCAACCCGTTTGGCGAAGCCGGCCTACGGCTGCATCGTGGTATTCGAGCGGCAGGGCGGCGGGCATGTGGGCTTTGTGGTCGGTCAGGACAGGCAGGGCAACCTGATGGTATTGGGCGGCAACCAGGGCGACGCGGTCAATATCAAACCGTTTGCCAAGAGCCGCGTGATTGCCTACCTGTGGCCGAACAAAGGCGGCAATCCTGCCTACCCCGCAGAAGGGCGCTATACGCTGCCGCTGCTCGCGAGCGACGGGAAGCTGAGCAGAAACGAGGCGTAACCATGGCCGGCAGGAACAAACTGCCCGAACAGGCGAAACCCCGCAAACAGGCGGGTTGGCGGGGTCTCTAATCATCAATCTCGGAGCGGCGGCATGGAGACTGACGACTACGTGAATCATAAACGATTTGCCCTCAGAAATCTAGGAGTAAGGCAAAGGGCACCGGTTGCCCGATGCCCTGCCGCCTAAGCGGTCTTCAAGCCCCTAAAGGGAACAGCCGCATTCTACACCTGATGCGCTAGACACGGAATCATGCCGTCTTCATACGGAGAGGTGATGTAGCTGACGAGATGGCGGTAGATTTTGCCGCCCTTCACCGTAACGGCGTAGTAGGCGTTGCGGTTCAGGTTGAACGGGATATTGGCCTGATTGGCAAACAGCTTCGGCACGGTTTCCAAATTCACGGTGTCGGCTTCGCTGTACTGTACGCCCTTCTCCACCGCCACGCGGCTCATCAGGCTTAACACTTCGAGGAACTGTTCGGGCGGCACTTCTTTGTAGCCGACTTTGAATTTGGATTTGATGCTGCTCCACAAGGTAATGGCCAGCTTGGCCTGATGCTCTCTCGGCACGGCGCCCACCAGCATACGGTGCAAGGCTTTGACTTGTTCCTGCTGCTCGTAGGTCAGGCCGGATGGCAGGGCTTTGCTGGCTTGGAGGCTACCTGAAACTTCTTTCTCCAGCACATCCAGTACCCAGTGGCGGAACTCTTTGGCCACTTTGGTTCGTGCCAACATGCCGAGCAGGTGGCAGCCGCGCAGACTGAATACACGCACCTGCTGCTTGCCGCCTGCGGTGGGCAGTTCGATGACTTGGGTCATGCTGTCGGTAAATTCGTCGGCGTTGCGCGCATATACTTCATTTATGCGGTCTGTGCGGTTATATCCCAAGGCTACCGCAATTTGCGGTGACCTTAGCCAAGGTTGGCCGTGGATGTCGGTAATATCAAAGGATACGTTGCGGAAAGAAAGAGAAAGTTGAGTTTGCATTTTGCGCTCCCGATAACAAGTTTGAGAACTTGCCTCCCGCCGCCAAGCGGGGAGGGCAAGAAACGTGCAGGTTGGCGGACTGTGGTACCGGGCGGCACAGCAAGCTTTAGGAGCTTCCCGCACGCTCTCACCCATAAAGGGATAAGCGTAATGACAACAAAAACCGCAGATGCGGCATTTGATGCGTCCGATACTGAAGAAAACAGGCCGCCAAGCCTGTGCTGCTATTGAACAGCGTGGATATAGTAGCGTGTTTTCTCTTGATTGGCAACATAAAGAAAGGAATCCCATGACATGGATATTGAAATACTGGAAGCCGCTACTCGGCGGTGTGGTACTGCTGGCCGTGATATACGGCGAAGTGCAATACGGCAAGCTGCGCTACCAAGCGGGCTACGATGCGGCCACGGCAGCCATCAATGCCAAACTGGCCGAGCAAAAGCAGAAGCATCAAAAAACCGCCCATGCGGCAAGCGTGGAATATCAACAAGAGAAGTCCAAAGCGGACGAGAAAGTGAGGGTAAGGCGTGAAGTGGTACAGCAAATTATCGAGCGGCCTGTGTTTACTGGCGATTGCGTTGATGCTTCCGGGGTGCAAGTCCTCAACGCCGCCATTGCCGAGCGCCATTGA